CTATTTATTTAGTTGTTGTTTTAAAAGTGCAATCATTTCATCTTTATCTTTTATACGCTCTTCCTTCTCCTTAATGAGTAATCTGAGCTTCTCAAGTTCATTTTTACATTCACTTAGAGTAATATCTCCAGAAACCTTATTCCCATTTCCATTTACATGATGACCGATTGAGTTATCTACATTTATGTCTCTATCGAAAAAGTAATCAATGGGTAATTTGAAAAAATCTGCTATTCGTTCAAGTTTACTTGAACCAAGATCTGCTCCTTTCAAAATATTGTCCAATCCTTGTACAGATATGGATACTTTTTCACAAAAAGACTTCTTTGTCAATTTGTTATCAATAATAAGCTGTTCTATTTTACTTGGTATAAACATTCAAGTATTATTTGTAAACATTGTTAAACATATATAATCATGTGACAAATATCACATAAAACTTTGTACAATATCAAAGTTTAGTTTACGTTTGCATTATAAATATAACACTAAAATATGTTTTACGTATGGAAAATGCAGAAAAGATTGAAAAAATGACATTTAAAGACTATTACCAGTCCTTGGATGAAGAAAGGAAGAAAGCTGTTAGAGATCAGTTCTTAGTAGCAAGCGGTATCTCATATCCAACTTTCTATTCAAAACTAACACGGGAAAACTATTCTCTTTTGGAAAGAAGAGCTTTAGAAACAATATGTCAAACAACTTTTAAATGGTAAAATCATGAGCACAAAAGAAATTTCAAAAGGATCTGTGGAGAAAGCCTTGGCTTTCATTGAATCCGTAAAAGGACATTTGATTGAAATCAATAATAACCCAGAGTTATTACGTCGCTTGAACGAGAGTTCTGGCTTTTCCTATTACGATAATACAGGAGAAAAAACTTCAACGGCGGAATATGTTTTAATGCTCAGTCTAAAAGACGGTAGGCTCATAAGTATTAGGGAATTTAACGATATGTGAAAATAAAAGACATGAATCGCTTTCAAGAAATAGAGTTCTATAACACCCCGGATTGCGAGGTTATGATCAAGCCAAAGGGAGACCCTGTTAGGGTTTTGGCCGAAACAGGAAAGGAGAACAGGGTATTTATCTCTGCTTTTATCTCCCATCTGGTGACTTTTTATACCAAAGCATGGGAAGCGTTGAGCCTGTTATATTCAAGAAAAGAACCGAATCGACTCAATTATGAGTATTGGATCGTTTCTCGTTTTATCCGGTGTAATTTCGGCGAATATGACGCAAACAACCCGGATATAGATGTGTGGGGACGATTCCATTTTGAGGAAGTAAAATGTCCGATACGAAATGAATGCCCATTTGCAGGGATTGTTTGCAAGCCCGAATTTAACACGACCTTGTCGTTCCGGGAAACAAACGTGCTCCGTTTGGTGATCGAAAGATATAAGGTGGATGATATCGCACAGTTGCTCCATATCAGCCCGCATACCGTAGCGAATCATATCCGGAATATACACGAAAAAACTTCTACACGGACAATCGCAGATTTGGTAGACTATTGGCATACACATAACTTAAAATAAATCAATACTATGGCAACATTAGAAGAACAAAAAGAGTACATTCGTACCAATTACAAAAAACTGACCGGTCAATTTATGGCCAAGATGTTAGGCATACGCCCGGAGAAGGTGTATGCGCTGGTAAAAGAATTAGGATTAAAAAAACAACTTCCTCCTCCCGTAATTAAACCGAAGGCTGATATGGGAAAGAATCCAACCCCTATCGTACCAAACGGTAACGATGAAGGAAAGATTCCTCTCCGGATAGATTGTCGAACGGTTATTCTCATCCCCTACACCGCTGATCCTGAGAAGTGTCGTAAAGATTTTCTTCAAAAGATTAATCGTAAACATTCAAGTCAGATAGACTCTCTGTAATAACCTAAAAAATATACTGAATATGATAACATTGGAACAAGCAAAAGAAAAATTAGAGGATCTCAAGAGTGAAATTCGATGCCGTTTAAAATGTGAACCAGAGGATCTTGAGATTGTACAACATGAATCTGGGTGTATATCTATATATTGGGTTACTAAATATATTGGACTCGACTATATGAATATTCCTTCAGAGTGGATAGTAGTAACTATAGATTGGCAAGAAAAAAGGGCATCAATGTTTGCTGATCCATCAGATTTCATGGTATACACTACATAACTAAAGAAATATGAAACGACTGAATAAAAAGACCTACAAGGCTATCAAGCAAGCAAAGGCAGTGATTACCATCACGCAACATGGGGATGTGGTTAAATTGAATGTGGATTTTTTACCTCCCGCAAAAAATAAATCTCCCAAGCTATTCCAATATCTGGCCATCAAGATGTGTAATCATGCCATGGAAATTTTAGGAGGAAAGAAAAAAGATGAATGACAAGAATTATTTAGCGATGGCTGTAGCCACCGCCAAAAGAAAAAAGTTGGCGCATACTACTCCGCAGGAGTACGCTTTACCGATTTGGATGATGTTCATAGCGGCAGATATCCTAGAGAACTCCGCTATGGAAATCCAAGAGCTATTAATGCAGGACGAGCAATTTATCCAGTCCGATAAGATGCACATAAAAGCCATAATCAATCATGCCGGCAAATTCGTTCGTGATGTTGATCGGACATGTGAATACCAGTTCGCTTGCAAATTTGCGGACTATACAGAAGAATGTTCCACTTTACTTCGCAGCTACATGCAAAATAAGTTAGCCAAGATGGACAACATATGGGCACAGAGAAAGGAGGAATGATCATGTATATCGAAACGGATTCAAACGGCAAGATCATCATTCAGGATATCTCACAGGAAGAAGCTGTCATCCTAGATGATTGCTTATGTACTTACTTGGCGACGAAGCCTATCGATCAAAGATCAAGTGTCGATAGGATCGTAATGGATATGAAAAGACAATTAGAAAAGAATATACAATGAAAGCTAGAATCATATACGAAGTAGAATGCCCTCCCGTTAATTGCGACCGGGAGGATTTTTTGAAATGGCTGGAACTAAACCTATATGTTCCGGGAGCGTGCGTCACCTCCGATAATCCTCTTTTTGGAGAACCATTGGATTTTGACACCGCAGATTTTGACAATATTGAGGTAATCGATGGATAGTTACGCCCGGTATCGAATGACAGATTGGAACTGGATCGCCATCTATAAAGAGAAAATGGGAGTAGATCAATTCCGGGAGTATGTGAACAGCGTATATAATGAACTTCTAAATATGAAAGTAGATTGTTCATTCTCTCTCGAGGCTACGGTTAAGGAGGAAAACAGAGAACTCTTTATAAAAATAGTCTGTATGTTCATTCAAGAAGGAAACTATGACTATGATTTTAGTCAAGATTATAAATTCATAAGACGACATGAAAAGACAACGCTGGTCAGAAAGCCAAGAAAAAATATTGAAGGAGAATCTGGGGAAGATAACTCTCAAGGAAATAGGGAAGATTCTAGGAAAGACCGAGTTAGCCGTTAAACTATATATCCATAGGAACCATATCGTTTACCGTCCTTCCGTAAAACGGAACCTTGTGCTAGAATTGTTCCGGATTAAATTAATCAATCCGGAATATTTCAATGTAACAACAACTTTCTTGCATGCGGTAAATATCAACCAAGTACGGTTTTGGAAATTATACCGGGGGGAGGAAAGCCCCACAGATCAAGAGTATTTACGTCTAGCCACAACTCTAGGCGTATCCTTACAAGAGGCCTTCGAAGCCCGACAACTATATTTATTTAACGACAATAAAGAAGATGAAATATGATACCTCAAGACGTGATCGATAATATCATCAACACGGCCAATATAGTAGACGTGATAGGTGATTATGTTAAGCTAAAAAAAGCTGGAGTAAATTACAAGGGAGTTTGCCCATTCCATGGGGACAAGGACGCAAGCCTAGTCGTATCCCCCGCTAAGAATATCTGGAAATGTTTTGGATGTGGTAAAGGCGGGAACGTGATAACCTTCGTAAAAGAGCACGAAGGGATGTCTTTCTTCGAGGCGGTAAAGCTAGTCGCCTCGAAATACAACATAACAGTACCCGAACGGGAACTAACCGACGATGAACGGAACAAAGCGAAAGAGCGGGAGGCCCTACAAATCTGCCTCACATTCGCCCAAGAAACGTTTACGGCTTTCCTCAAGAAGAAAGAGGCCGCTGAATATCTGGAAACACGAGGAATCACCCCGAATATCCTGTCTAAATATGGAGCGGGGTACTCTTCATCCATGTTTACCGCATTGACCGAGTTAGGCTCTCAAAAAGGTTATGACATGGCGACTATGGAGAAGGCCGGTTTGATTACAAGGAAAGAGGACGGAAAGATCTTCGATCGATTTGTAAATAGGATCACATTCCCGTTTTATTCCTTATCAGGACTAGTGATCGGTTTCACGGGCCGTTCCTTGGAAAAGGATACCCAATGTAAATATCTAAACTCTCCGGAGACTCCCCTTTTTCATAAGGGAAAGACGTTATTCGGTATATACCAAGCTCGTCAAGAGATATCGAAATCCGATAAATGCTATTTGGTGGAAGGTCAATTTGATGTACTCTCTTTCGTTCAATCCGGTTATCCCAATACGGTCTGCGGTAGCGGTACCGCCCTTACACTAGATCAAGTCCGGATCATCAAGAAATTTACCCGAAACGTCACCGCTGTTTATGATGGAGACGCAGCCGGCATGAAAGCCTCCGTCCGGAACATGGATATCATGCTGGCCGAGGGCATGAACGTCCGTGCCGTTCTTCTTCCGGAAGGAGAAGATCCGGACAGTTTCGCCCGCAAGATGGGGACTGAGAAACTAGCCAAATTCTTGAAAAAGCAGGAGACCGACTTCATCTCCTTTATTTATAAAGCATTCGAAAGCGAGATGGATGATCCGATCCGGAAAACAGAGGTTCTCCGGATTATCGCCCAAAGTATCTCCGTCGTACCGGATAAATTACAAAGGCAAGCATATATCGTATCCCTCGCCGAACGATTTAACGCAGATGGGGAATTGATAACAAATCTAGTTGCCGAGCTACAAGCCGTAGGTAAGAAAAGCGTGCCAGCCCAACCTACCCAACCGGGATTGACCGGCGTGGAAGAAGCGGAGGAACTTGTAAAAACCGGGAGCAAACAAGTCACCCTTACTTGGTCTGTCAATCGTTTCTCCGAGGGATGGGGAGTTTGTCCGGTCATCCTTATAACAGGTATCCCGGGTGTGTCCGAGGTACAAGAGCTTCGCCGGCTATCTCCCATCATCCGTTGCAGGGATAAATTCGAGGTAAAAGAAAACATGATCGAACCGGAAGAGCTCTCATTTCTACGTTCCTTGACAAGAACCGGCTTCACGGTCTCCATGAGCAAATATAAAAGAGAGCGGGAAAGTTATGTAGACGAGAAAGGTGAAGAACGTTATAAACTCGTAGACACAGAGAAAGAGATTGGATTCAATGAATACTATATCGGATTATACAGTACATTCCGGGAATCTCCCGAGAATATAAAGAAAATAGCCTTAGAAAGATGCTCTGAAGTGATATCCTACGCGGATGCTACCACCCGGGCTTTCCAAACTACAGATTATGCCCGGATGTTAGGGGTCACCAAAACAGCTCTGGAACATGTCTTGAAACCATATCTCGATATCCGTAAATCAGAGGCCCGGTTTAATTCAGACGCACTCCAAGTAGATGGAGCCTCACTCATGTTCGATCCTAGCCGACTCCCGGATTATGTAGACTCTGATCCAGCGATTAACCGGTTATGGCGTGCCTATCAGTTTTTCCCATATCTCGATAAGAATGGAAGAAAATTAGCATATATATTCGCTAATGGTAAAAAATCGTTTATGAGAGTAGGAAACTTCTATATTGAGCCACTATTACATGTTTACGATAAAGAAAGCCAAGCCAACAAACGTATCGTAGAACTCACTCAAGCAAACTATCCCTATCCGATTTATATGGAGTGGATCAGCGCAGAGATGCTCACACTCCCATCCTTTAAAAAACGCTTATGGGAAGAAGGTGATATCAATTTCTCCAATGGGACACAAAACCATCTCGATTTGATCATGGATAGTTGGGCGGGCAAGTTCAAGAAGTGTTTTGAGCTTCGTATGTTTGGCTGGTATGATGAAGGATTCTTCGCTTTCAGTAACGCTATAGTCCATGATATCGATGGAAAACAACAACTCCAATACGTATCAGATTTGGGATTAGTGGAACACAATAAACAATACTATTATATCCCGGCTTTCTCTAAAATTTACGCATCCGAGCGTCGGGATAGCGATCGCTACTATCTGGATCGCTTCATCAAGTACCGGGAACCCAAAGCGGGATGTTCTATCAACTTCCAAAAGTGGGCCTCACTGATGAACGAGGTATACAAGCTAAACAATAACGGTATGTGGGCGATCATATATTCGATCATGAGTGCCTTCCGTAGCGATATATACAATGTCAGGAGAACCTTTACGGCTTTATTCTTTATCGGTCCGACGGGTTCCGGAAAATCACAAGTTGGTTATTCCATCCGCTCTCTATCGATGTCTCCGGACGCACCGGCATTCAACCTAAACTCCGGAACCCCCGCCGCTTTGTTCTCTTGGCTGGAGAGATACCGGAATATCCCGATCATGCTCGAAGAGTATAACGACACGCAAATAAACCCTGTGATTTTCCAAGCCTTGAAATCCGCTGTATATGATGGAGAAGGCAAGCAGAAACGTAAGGATGCGGTAAGTAAGGAGATCGATAGTAGCCAAGTGAACGCAGCTCTTGTTATCATGGGCCAAGAAAGTCCCCAACAGGATGACAACTCTCTAGCAAATCGATGTATCATTTGCGAGGTACCGAAACGTGACGATCGATCGGAATTGGAAGAAGAAATCTTCAATGAGTTGAAAGGATACGAGGAATCCGGACTGCATAGCGTCCTCCTTGAGATATTGGCGTGCAGAAATAGCATCTTGCAACATTATAAGAAAGTATACGACGAGGTCTTTAAATCCTTGAAAGACGAAGTACGGGTATCCGTTAAAAACACGGATGGCCTCTCTCGTATACTCGAAACAGTATCTATGTTCGTTTCCGTTTGTCGTATAGTGGAAGAACATACCTCCTTGCAACTACCTTTTACCGCAGAACAGTTCTTCGAAATCGCAATAGCGAAAGTGATCAAACAAGTAGAATCGATTAGTTCCTCAAATAAGATGTTCAACTTCTTCAGTATACTCAACTTCTTGATCGATACAGGAAGCCTAGTTCAAGGTAGAGACTATAAGATCGAGGTACCGGGAAAGGTTACAATTAAGAAACAAGGCCGGGATACGGAAATAAAAACCCTAGAACCCATAGATACCCGTGTTTTATATTTAAACATGACAAATATCTATCCTATGTATACCCAACAGCTAAAAGGTGAGGCGTTCTCTCTTCAATCCTTAAATACCTATTTCGAAAGTAATGAGGCCTATATTGGCAAAGTTCGTTCCACTCGTTATCGATGGCAAGAGGTGAAAGAAGTCCCCAAAGGAGACATTCTAGCAAACCCGGCGGGAGAACCCACCATAGATAACAGCATGAAACGTATTATGGTAAACAAAGAGAGTAATACCTCGGCAGTTTGTTTCAATTACGATATTCTCAGAGACTTGCTCGATGTCGATTTCGAAAGAGACGTACAAAACTACGATCAGACTCCGGAGACTGAGCCGGGATTCCGCTTTTAACGACTGATAGTATTTTAAAATCGCATAGAACCGACTTTCTAGGATATAGCTTGGCTATTGGAGGCCATGGACAACAAGCACATCCGGGAAGCCGGTTCTATCTTTATTCATCTATTTCCCCCGGACCCCCTGAAATTAAAAAAAGAAATAAGCAAGTTTTGCGTGTTTTGAAACCCTATAAAGGATAGAAAAAGTGGTCAACAGACCAACAGACCAACAAAAGATGAAACATTTCAAAACAGATATAAGATAAATATATAATAATCAATAATATATATATTAATTAAATAGAAGTAGGCTGTTGTTTCCTGTTGGTCATCGTTTTCTTTTTGTTGGTCACTGTTGGCAATAATTCTAAATTCGGGGAAAAATGAAGCACTGTTGACGGTTGGTAGGGGTGACCAACAACCACTATTTTTTGTTGGTCGCATGTTTCTTAGTATTTTACCGATTATATCATTGAAATATAGTAAATTAGCATCATATTTTATATTTCCTGTTGGTCTGTTGACGTGTTGGTCGCAAAATATAACACATACACATAGGGAAAATAGAGTAAAAAAGCCTATAAGAAGAGAGAAAATCGATATGGTGACAGTAAAGATAAGCATAAAAAAGCATTTGGAGGAGTACATGCGTGGAAAATTCAATGATTGCCGGGAAGGAGTGATAACCCTTCCGGACAAGACAGATTTGTATCATACCCTATTTGATCTGACATCCAAGCGCCCGGCCTCCTGCCCTTTGGAGCAAGGAACGCTGGAAATAGCTTTGCCGGACAGACGATGTGGAAAAGATCCGGCTTACTACAACTATCTTAGCGAACGCTCGCAGCGAATCCTTGAGCGACGGATAGAGTTGATGTTCTGGGCCGAGCTGCACGAATGGATAGATTATAACAAGCATATGTATGGGATACAGTATATCGAAAGTATTTTTTCCTTTATGCGCAAATTCGATATCAACGGGATCAGCGAGGACGCTCTAAAAAAGAACTACTATCGCTGGAGGGACCGAACTAGGAAGCAAAAAGAGAAACGTTCGTACAATAAAAGTTAAATACGAGTGTTTTTCACTCCGACCAAGCGTATCGATTTGTCCCTTTTGGGAGGAATAAAATTCCAAGTGTATCCATTACGATCAGATATTATTGATAAACAAATAAAAACTAAGGTTATGGCAGACAATATGGGAGGCATCTCCGATGCGTGGTTCGCTTTCTCGAGGCAAATAGCGAGCGTGTCTCAAGAGGCAGACAAAGTAAAAGTTGGACTCAAGTCCGGAGACTGGATCAACCTTCACCCGGGAAGATATGGAACCTCTATCAAGGTTGAGCCACAAGAAAGTGAATCAGGTACTCTATATAATGTATCTGGTTCCTTGCAAATACCCCGTCAATATATGACCAGCGATCTATGGCAAAAATGCGAACGATTGAACCACCTCACGGCGATCTTTAAGTACAAACACTTTAGCGGGGATACATTCGTGGTCGGATCGGATCGTTTTCCCCTAAAATGCAAATTCGAGGTGTTGCACCCCAGCGATCCTAGCGGTTTCTCGGGATACAAAATCTCGTTATCCGGAAAGCAATTGGTTCCGCAACTTCAACTGATCGATTGACCGAAGTCCTTTACCATACATATATATAAGTATATCCTTGCCATCAAAAAGGAAGATATGCTTTATCTACACAACATTCTGGGGGGAGTATGGTTCGTCGAGGAAAACTTCGCGGCGAATTATTTCCCCCTTATCGCATCTTTTCTTACCAAGCCGGAAGCGATGTTCGGGAAACCCCGGAACGCTTCTTCCGAACAAGAGCCGACTGAGGATAACGCCTTGCTTTTCGCCTCCCTAAAAAATGGCGCATACCAGATCAGCGAGTATGGAGGATGGTCTCCACCCGAGGACGCACCCAAAAACTCCGTAGCCATAATGAACATCAACGGGGCGATCACGAAATACGACCAAGAATGCGGTCCATCCGGAATGCTTACCAAGGCGAATCTCCTAAACCGATGCTACAACGAGAATAATATCAAGGCGATCGTCTTGAATATCGATTCCGGCGGAGGCGAGGGAATGGGATGCCGGATCATGCAGGAAGCGATTAACAGCCGAAACAAACCTGTCGTAGCTTTCTGCAATGATTTCGTAGCGTCCGCCGCCTATGGCATCGCCTCCTGTTGCGACAAGATCGTAGCGAACTCCAACGTCTGCCGGATCGGAAGCGTGGGTACCTATATGACGATCGTTGATACCAGCGAGTATTATGCCAAGATGGGAATCAAGTTGATCGATATCTATGCCTCCAAATCCACGGACAAGAACCAAGAATTTCAAAAGGCCCTGCAGGGAGATACGGAACCGCTAAAAAAAGTATGCGATACGTATAACGAGAATTTCATCTCCAGCATCGCTAACGCCCGGGTAGGCGTGATCAATGAGGACCAAGGCCAATGGGCCACCGGTAAGATGTTTTTCGCTCCGGAGGCCATGAACATCGGTATGATCGATGAGATAGATACTTTCGAGAATGTTCTTAATTATTTTAATACATAGTGATTTATGAAGTGGTTGAAAGATGATTCGTACAATGCGATGAAACAAGCGGCCGACAACTGGGACAAGCTTCTGAATAAGGTACTGGGTGATAACCCGGACATGAAAGCGGAAGACGTAACAGTGGATCAGCTGCTCGATTCGATCGAGAGCACCGGTAATACCTCCGACTTACAGGAGCAATTATCGACCGCCCAAGAAGAGTTGAAAGAGAAAGACACACTGATTGAGCAACTTCAATCAGACGTAGCAGAGCTAAAGGGAACACCGGCAGGCAAAAAGCCGGAAGCTAAAGTAAAGCAAGAGCCGACCGCGGAGACCGGAGATATCAAGGATTTCGCCGATAAGCATGAGGATGATACCCTCGCTATCATGGCCGAGGCTGAGAAAACAGGATTTTTTAAACACTAAGAACAATGGCAAAACAAGGCATTTTAGATATTGAGAAACTGAATCGTTACGCGAAGGATTACGATAACGTGTTGCGTACCCTTCCCTATTTCACGTTTCAGGAGTTCGCCGCAGCCATGAAGCTCAACGTGATCGAGATCGAGAATGAGGACGTGATCGTGAACGCTCGCCGCAAAGCCGGACACACCGGCCCATATAAAGCCGGGGCCGAGATTAAGTATCCCAATGAGATCGGTAAATTGGTAGAGATGTCCATCAAACCGGAACTTACCGTTTCTCGTTTGAAGGATAACATCTTAAATTATACGGAGAAACGTATTCTCTCCAACGCCGGGGAGAAGGTGGACCATACGGTAAAGAAACACCCCATGGAGAAATTCGTGGTGGATAATCACATCATCAGCCATTCGGAGGATATCACTTTCTCCGCTTTCTTCGCCGAAAGAAACGACAATGTGTATAGCCCGATGAGTTCTTTCACCGGATTTTTCCCTTGGATCGATCATTTCAAGACAACGAAGGATATCACCATGGCGAATCGTAACCTAGTACGTACCGGTACGTTTGGCAGTGGTGACGGTGTAGATGATTACGATCGTCTGGTCAACTTCTTACGTGCGGCACATCCTTTCTTACGCCGTAAAGCGATCCTGTATTATGCCAACGAGATCGAGTTGATCTGTAAGGAGGCTTACCGGCAAAAGACAAAAGCGTTCGCCCGCCCATCCACCGAGGAGTTTTGGAAGGCGGTCAAGGACGACGCCAAGTTCCCGGGACTGGAACCTGTCACCCATGAGGCATATGGAACAGGGCAGGCCTTGATCTTAATCCGTCCCGGAATGCTGGATTTTGGCGTGAATACGAAGAAGGCGACCCGGTTCGTCCAGATCCGCGATATCTTCGAGGACCCGAACGAGGTTCAGTTCTGGCTACAAGCCGGGTACGGTACCCGCTTTCAGGATATCCATCCGAAGGTATTCCAGATTAACGAGTTCACCAATGAGGGCGTTGATTTAGCGGGCGACTACGTAACCGGTGCCGCCCTGACCGTCACGATCGAGAGCGACGAGGCCATAGAAGCCGGTGCCGCTTGGAAGGTGGGCGAGAACGGCGAGTGGATGAGAAGCGGAGCTACCCTTTTAGGCATACCTAAAGGTGAGCAAACCGTATCCTTCAAGGATATCGCCGGTTATACCAAGCCGGCAGACGTGAAAGTCACGGTAGCCGATGGAGAGGACTTCACCGCTTCCGGTACTTATACCCAATCGTAAAACCAGTAAATAAATAAAACGATGAAAGATTTCAGAAAAGTTTTGTCCGTATTGTTTCTGCTAGCGGTGCTATCCGTCCTCTTCATGGGGGCGGACGTTCCGGCGGATTATGTGATGTGCGCCTCGTTTGGCCCTGTTTTATGGCCAGCCGGAGCGGACAATATGGGGGGTTATAAAGGTCGTATCGCCTTTATTCCGGAAACCTCAGTCTCTGTCGTCCCCACGCTCCCCAAAGAGGCCAAGGCCACAGCCGATTTCGTGACGGCGACAGGAGCTTTTACCTTTTTAGAGTCGGGAGGTAAACCGACACCTATTTACGCGACACGGGCAACCGTAGGATACAAAGCGGAGTCTCAAGGCGAGACAGATTGTAAAAGTTACAAGATCAGCGGCGAGTTCTTCCACCCCGGCAAGAAAGTGGAAGCCGCCGCTTTCGCCCGGCAGATCTGCAATACGCCCGGCTATTTGATCATCGAGGACAACGAGAGCCAGCAGCTTATCGGACAGCCCGGCTATCCTTGTACGGTTACCGCCTCTTTCGACGGCGGCAAGGCGGCGGCCGACAAAAGAGGTTGGTCCTTCACTTTCGAGGCCGATAGCCCCGCCCCTATGATTATCATGGGAACGCCTATCGATATAGACGCATTATTCACCGGGGTAGCTCCTACTCCACCGGAAGGAGGTTCTTAAATGATAACATTACAAAACTGGTTAGCGGACCGTAAGCGTAAATATGCGGACGGTCTAGCGCTTTTTCAAGCTCTAGCTCCGGAGGAGATGAGAAAGAAGTATATCGCTTTCTTTAGCGAGGTAAAGGAGGTTCCGCAGTTCGATTCCCATTTCACCGTATTGGTGAATAAGTTGACAACCGTAGCGCGCCTATCGTCGGCCCAACCCCAGATAACAATCTCCGAACGGGGTTCGATACTCTTGAAAACAGCGGTCGCGGCAACAAAGGCGATCGAGAAAACAGCGGATCAGCTAAAAGGCGATAAAGTCTTAAAAGAAATCCTCGTGAAAGAATCCGAGCTATTCAAGCTACAAGACAAGATCACCGAGCTGGAGGAAGACAATGACGATAAATCCGGAGAGATCGATCAATTGCAAGCCGAGCTGGAGGAAGCGCAGGAAGAGTTGCAAGAACTGCAAGATCAATTCGCCCTGTTACGGCCCGGAGCGAAGATCGCCACATACTCCTCCCTTCCGGATAACATCCGTACGATCTTCGACGAGGTCCGCCAGATCACCCCCTTGTACGCCGCCTTATTCACGGAGATGCAGAACGAGGCCCTTACTCCGGAGCAACGCAAGCCGATCGCCGATCAGGTGCATGAGCTTTGGACCCGCCGTGCCAAGCTATGGGACCAGATCGACGCTTGGGCCGAGGGTAAGCAGATCCAGTTAAAAACCGAGGTTCAAAAGACCGAGGAGCTCCCGGCCGATCAATTGCTGAAAGGTATGCAGATCGCCAACCGGATCGAACGACTGAGGGAGAATATCCGGCGCACGGAAACCTCTATCGCCCAACATGAGAAAAACGGGAAGCTTAACCTCCGGCAAAAAGCAGAGCAACGCTTGGCTTATTACAAACGTGAGCTGGCGGAACTGGATAACTTGAAATAAATCTTGCTTCCATAATGAAGGGGAATAGACAATCCATAAGGTATTGGCTGTTCCCCTTTATCATAACCTATTTAGAAAGAATGAACAAGGAACTAACATCATACGACAAGATAGCCACGGTACTTTTCAAAGGGCATGAAGAAGCGGCAAGCCTTCTCTCCTGCCGGGAGCTTATGCAAAAAGATCGCTGGATGTTATGTGTTTCCAAGTTATTGGAAGACCCCATGACAGCTGACAAAGACCTGATCGCTTTCCTGATGGCCGGTTGCGACGGTAGTTGTGAGCCCGTATCACAAGCCACCGCTTACCGTGATTTGGCCGCTATCCGGAGACTCGTAGGAAATGTACAGTTAGCCGGCAAGAACTGGTATCGTTACATGGTGATCGAGGCCGCCAAGGAAGGTATCCGCATCGCCCGGGAAGCCAAAGACCCCAAAGGTATCGCCGCCAACGCGGACAAGATCGGTAAATACACCCGCTCCGATAAAGAAGACGATGACCTTGATCGAAGCGCTTGGGAACCACCCTGCTTTGAGCCATCCGATGATGTCACGTTAATGGGAGATGATTTCAAGCCTATCCCTAATCTTGAAGAAGAAAGGAAATCATTCCGGGCATTGTTCAAGCAAGATCATGATATCGTAGATATTGAACCCATTACAGACGACTATGGCACTGATGACTGAACCTTTCACCCGTAAAGCGAAAGAGGCGCAACGCAAGTTTTTCAATAAGATGCAACGCATGGGAATGGCGATCGCCGCCCACGACGAGTATTGGGTGTGTAGCCGTGGTACCGGTAAATCCGAGGGTTTGGACGCACGCTTCATCATCCGGAATGTTTGGTCCATGCCGGGTTCTACCGGGGCTTTAATCTCTCCATCCTATGCCAAGGCTTGGGGTAATACGCTACCGGCGATTATCCACGCTCTCGCCGAATGGGGCTATATCGAGGGCATTCATTTCTTTGTTGGCCGCAAGGCACCCCTGTCCGCCAACTTCGGAAAGCCCAAGCGCCCGCCGCTTCAGACCGCATGGGGCAATTGCATTCATTTCTGGAATGGCACCGTATTGGTCGTACTCTCCTTCAGTCAAGGGATGTCAGCGAACTCCATGTCCTTAGATTGGGTAATCGGTCCGGAGGCGAAATTCCTAGACTACGATAAGATAAAATCCGAGGTTGATCCCGCCAATCGGGGAAATTTGCAAGATTTCAACCAATGCCCTTGGCATCATTCCGTTCTCTATTCCACGGATATGCCAACCTTAAAAGCCGGACGTTGGATATTGGATAAGATCAACGACATGAATCCGGTTCATATCAACTTGATCCGGAACCTATACCGGGAAATGAAATTAACCGAGCGCCTTCCGGAACAAACACCATACACTAAGCGCAAATACAAAGAATTACGCCATGACTTGATGTTGGCCCGTAAGTATCAAGCGCCTGTCAAACCTATGCGTGGCAAGACCCGGGAGTATACGGTATATTACGGAGAGTATGATATTTTCGATAACATGGAAGTCGTAGGCAAAGATTACATTTGGCAAATGTACCGCAACGTCCCTTCCCTTATATGGCGTACTGCGTTCATGAACGAACGCCTGTTCCGTGTCGCTAATGGCTTCTATTCGGCCTTGAACGATTACCATTTCTATACCCCCGGCGATACTCGCTACATGGGTAGCATGGGAGCGGACTGGAACCGGCTGCGACTGGCCGGATGCCTAGCCGATGGGGATCTGGATATGGACGCTCCATTGCTAATCGGTTTCGATAGTAACTCCGCAATCAATACCGCATGTATCGGACAGGTAAGCCGCCACGACTGGAGGCACGAGCAAATAGACCGGGCCTTAAAGCATGATCCGACGCTCCTTTATCCTGTTTTCAATAAATACAACAACGAGTTCCTCAAACTCGCCATGGAACAAACAGCGGTGAAAGTAGGCAAGAACGGATTCGAGAAAGACAAATCGCCGGAAGCTACAGAAGACAGCCCCGATAACCCGGATGAGTACAAGACACACATTACCGACGCATGGGACACATTGTTTGTCGGTGCTAATTTCTTTATGCCTGAACTCGCGTACGCAGAATCCGGAATCATCTTCCTTCATTAAAAATCTGTAGACGCATTTCATGCGTGATCTGTCTGAGGGAGGCAGCAGATAAGGTGAAAAATTGAACTTGCGCCCGCATTTTTTTTGTAGGGCGCTGCGGGGTGCTTTCGCACGCTTTGAGAAAAAAACGCTACTTGAGAGGTGCGCAACTATTAAGTATCAATAAATTAACATTTCAACAATGAGAAACCGTTGCGAAATATGCGGGGACAAAAAAAGAGCCTCTGTCATGGAGGCCCTAAATGCGCTGTTATGATTTGTACTTGCCGTGGCGTGAGTAAGCGTTGCCCGGAATGATACCCGGCTTCGGTAATCTCATAAAGTAACGCCTTGTTTAGATTAATCCATCTCTTTAGCTGGATCGAGGCCGAAGCGGGTGCGCTATTCGGGAAATATTGAATGCCTAGCTCCTGCAACCCGTAAGCCCTTATCTTAAAATTCTCATTGTCCATCCTTCTCTATTTATAAATTATCAAATATACTGAATACTAACCTCATAAAAAAAGGACGCACCCTCTTTTCCAAAACGATGCGCCCTTCTCCCTCAAACGATGCGTGCTTTTAGCCTAGATCTCGTCCGGACTCTCGGAGTCGTTTCCTCCTTCGCCTTTTTCCACGCTTACCTTCTCGAATCGCAATACCTTCGCTTGCGAGCGAAGCGCCTTACCCGGAGAGAAGGTGTACTTAGGACGACGAATCTTAGTGGCGTTGAAATCCTTCTCCACCTTCGTCCCCTCACTACCGAACGTGATACGGAAATTACCGAACTCACCCAGCTGCACGATCTTGCCGTCCGACATCTCCAGCTTCATCACGTAGATAAGCGAGTCCAGCACCGCTTTCACGTCTGCGCTGGATACGCAAGAACGCTCACCAATCATGGAGCAAAGACGCTCCATATCACTAGTACCCGTAGATTTCGCCTGTGCGTAATAAAGCTTATCGCCTTCAGTCGCTCCCTTGTGCATGTCCCGTCGCTGCACTAATTTGTAAGTTGTAGCCATTGTTTGTTGATTGTTTTGAAGTGAATAATAGATAGTTGTGTCGTGATCACGGGGGCAAAGGTGAAAAATCGATATTATATAGTGTTTAAAATAGTGCATCCTTATACAGCTATGTATGGAAACATCTAGTTATAACACACAAAAATTATTATTTGAGAACTTTTATTGATTGTTTGATATATATGAATATCTTTGCACAAGACTAATTTGTTATTAGATTAAATGCTTTGCTAAAAAATAAAGCCATGAAAGAAAAAGAAAATATATCTCATTTTGTAATCCTCGGTTCGTGGAATAAATATATCCTCACTCAGGATTGGGTAAAGAATTATTTGTTACCAAATGAAGAAAGCATACAGATACAAATACCCGTCAACATGGATGCTTCTTTGAAATTCGTGACAAAAGATTTAACAGTATCTATTGTAAAAGATCGTTTTGAACTGAGTGTGATAAATAAGTCAGAACCTATTATAAGGAAAGCGACCGCTATAGTCAGAGAAATTGTAAGACTATTACCTCATACACCTGTTTTTTCCTTTGGAGTAAATAGCACATTCTACTGCTCCACAACAGAGGCAAGTGGCAAAATTGATTTCAAAGACTCTGATATAGAGCTATTAGCCGTGAAAGGGATGCCATTGCAAATGCAAAGTACTTTAAGGTGTGTAAAAGTAAGTGATAATTGTTTTTTGAATTTAACATTACAACGAGATGAAAACACTCAAGAAGTTACACTAGACTTTAACTTCAATTACAATATAAAGTCAATGATAGAAGTCTCCTCTATATTAGGAGATGATGATGATATTTTATTGCACAAAAGAAAAGATATGATATCAATCCTTAAAGATGTATATAATTTTACAGATATAACAATTTAAGCTATGACTAAACAAGAAAATATTCAATATACAAATTCATTTGCCACTGACACATGGACAGAAAAAAACAATAGTGGAACAGGACAAAACTCCTCTGTACCTTCAAAAAATAAGGCCACATATACAGATAAAGATAAGATGGATATAAAACCTAAAGCTATCCCCAATGATGTTTCTGTATATGATGTTGCAACATATATTTTAAAACAAATAAAAGAATGTTCAACTATGAAACTTCATAAGTTACTCTATTATTGTCAAGCTTGGTCTTTAGTTTGGGACGAAAAATCCTTATTTCCGGAACCAATAGAGGCATGGGCTAATGGTCCTGTCGTTCGTGATTTTTTCAACTTTCATAAAGGTCGGTATAGCATATCATATGATAACATGACTATAGGAAACGAAAATAAACTTTCTATAGACCAAAAAGATACTATAGATAACGTATTGAAATTTTATGGAGACAAACCTGCACAATGGCTAATAGATTTAACTCACACGGAAGCTCCATGGAAAAATGCCCGTAAAGGTTATACCTCTATGGAACGGGGAAATACGATAATAACTAACGATTCAATTGCAGAATATTACAGTTCTTTATCTTGATGGCAAAAACACCTAAAACAGCATTTAATCCCAGCATTAAAAAGGAAAAAAAGGCAAAATCTATCCCTCTCAATTATAAAGATCTAAATGCCTGTTGGCAAATTGGGCTATTCGATTTTAATAATGAAAAGTGGGGTAAAGATTCCGCATTGGGAAATATTTCTTTTTCTATCTCAAGCAGTTTAATGGAATTATTGTGTAAACACGGAGATAACGATCTATATACGTCATTAGATCATATATCTAATAAAAAGCCAATATCATTCTCTGATTTTTACAAAAAATTAAAAGACGATTTTAATGGACAAATACCTTCTGAAATAGCGCATCAAATAAGTATTGATATTTCTAGATCTTTTTTCATGGATGAAATTTACCCGAAACTTAGAGATTTTGAAAAAAAGACATGGAATGAGATTGAACAAGAAACAAAAGGAGGGGAAGGTGGTTCTAAACATCATGAGATTAAAATAGAGCTACTATCCAAAGAGGCGCAACAAAGATTATCTGAGTTAAAAATAGATGATATAGATAGTTTATTCTCTTTACGACTTGACGGTACCCTCAGGATATTTGGTATCCGTAAGCAAAATTATCTTCAAATATTATGGGTCGATCAAAATCATGAGGTCTGTCCTTCTAAAAAAAACACACATAAATAACCTTTATTTCATTGCCATCCCAAAAACTTTCACCATCTTTGCAATGTCCTATTTCACGAAAGGCGGGTGACCGCCGAACATATTTGTATCGGCATTTTTTGTGTCCATACTAGTACGTATTATATAATACAACGGTTTCGTACCCCCTTGATATGGCTTAATGGCCATAACTGCCTTTCGTGGTGTAGGACAAAGGGACAGGCGAGACCGTTTTTTGTTTTTCCTGCCCCAAACAAACAATGTTAGTTATGTCCAAACACGAAAACATTTGTTTGCCGGGGAATAATAGTACCCTACAATCAACGTCCACTCACGAAACGAGTTTCCTTTCTTGGGCTACCGCCCAAAAGGTCTACAACCTCTTACCTCTTGGTATCGCCTCCTGTGAATCCATTTACGAGGCTAAAATGTACACAGTAGCTTTGCTGGCCATGAAAAAAAACATCATCAATGCTTGCTCATCCAAAAAGAATGCGTATGTTTGCAGTGCGACTTTTCTATATTTCTTGACCTGCGGATTTTTTGTATCCGTACTATACTGCTGTATCAAAGATATAAGAGCAGAGGTTCTCATTCATTTTGTTCCGCAAGGTCAATATGGGATTGTCGCAAATCGAGAAGCCTCTGCTTCTTTTTTGTATCAAATAAATTAATTCATCAATGCGACAATCCGATGAAATTTGTTTGACAGGGAATAATAGTACCCGCCAATCAACGTTTACTCACGAAACGAGTTTCTTTTCTTGGACTAGCGTCCAGAAGTTCTACAACCTGTTACCTCTTGGTATCGCCTCCTGTAAATCCATCTATGAGGCTAAAATGTACACAGTAGCCTTATTAGCCATGCTGTCTCTGGCGTTCTTACCGCTAGTGGTGGTAGCTTGGTTCATTTACAACTCTGCGAAGAAAGGAGGTAGAGGATGAGATGCGTAGTACAGGAATGCGTGATGTGGAGTAACTATTCATCTGTCCATTATAATTATGGTGTATACACAGATGAACGTTTTCCGGATGATATAGACTATGACTCTTTGAAAGAAATGGGAATTGTTATAAACCAATTTATTGAAAGAAAGGAGGCTGAAAATGACAAGGGTTGATATATCACGTATAAAATCATTCTATAAAAGAGGCAAAGAGACAGCCTCCTACGATATAAATATAGGAGAAAGCATGAACTGTATTCGCGATATAAGCCGTGAAGAATTAATAGAACTGTATCATTCTATAGCCGCATTCTTCAAAGAAGTGGAAAAGGAGGAACTGAAATGAAACTTGACGGAGCCTTTCGGCTACTATTGCCAGAAGAATAACACATCAATCAAGCCCCGCCCGGAGAAATCCCCGGCGGGGCTTTTTCATGTCCTTTTCCGAAGGTATGATTACGAGCATCTTTGTGAAAAATGTTTGGAGATGATATCACAGGTATTTAGCCCGATCGTAGAGAGGATCTTGATTAAGCTCCAGATGGTATTGAACCATTCTTGGGGCTGGATGATAAGCGGGATGATATTCTTATTGAATTTTATCTCGCCCGTGAAATACGCTTTCGCCGCTATGGGCGTAGCTATTACGGCCGACTTGCTATTCGGGATGTTCTCGGCAAAGAAGCAAGGTAAATTCTTCCTATCACAAAGCGGAAGAGATACCCCCGCCAAGGTGATCGTCTATTTCGGTTTCATGCTCGTGGTATTCGTTACGGAACGGATATTCACTCAAGATAACGCCATAATCACCAAGGCCGGATGTACCTTAGCCTGTGTGTGCGAGCTGTGGAGCATGCTGGGTAGCGCATTGATTATCTGGCCGAACATGATGTTTCCAAAGCTGCTTAAACTACAGCTCAAAGGAGAGATCGAGTCTAAGCTAGGAAAGAATATTAGTAACCAATTAGATAAGGAGGATTGTAAAAATGACAACGACACCAAGGGGAGTCCGAAACAACAACCCCGGTAATATCCGGAACTCGGAGCGGAACGACTGGACCGGAGAAGTATCGAAAGCCGATAAAAAGGACAACTCTTTCGAGGAATTCAAGGATATACCGCATGGGGTACGGGCCATGATGAAGCTCTTGCTAAAATACCAGCGATCGTATAACCTACATTCCATAAAGGAACTGATAGAACGATGGGCCCCCCGCAATGAGAATGACACGGCGGCTTACGTACGATGGGTATGCCGGGAGATGCAAATACCGGACTGTTGCCGGCTAGACCTGTCGGACAAGGGAACGATGTGCGCCCTAGTGGATGCCATGTGCTACATGGAGAACGGCGAGCGTATCCCAATGGAAGACATCGAGGCCGGCTGGGAACTGATGTGAGAGTGGTATTGTTTATGCGAACTCCCTTTTGGATAGCGAATCATGGAATATGGACTTTATAAGAGATTGTGTGTCTTGGCCGGAATGGTGGCTCTTTGCGCTAGCTGCTCCGTGCGTCGTAGCGCTTCTGATCATAGCCATTACAGAGATCAAGAGCGACAGGTATTGGAGAGCTTGGATACCTCTATGGATGTACGGCTTGCCAGTTCCAACACCGTGCGAGATCGGTGGAGAAACATCCGGATCATACGAAGGGAATTCGACCTTGAGCGGCAACCGGACGAAAACGGCCGATACCCGGTCAAGTCGGAAACAACACTCGAAGGCGAGGAACATGAGAACGAGCGAAAAGAAAAAGCGGAAAGCCAAAAGAAAGAGGAGAACGAGAGCGTTTTCGCCCGGTCGGAAGCCAGCCATGAGGAAGAGCGATCCGGAGATACCGAGCTCAACTCCGATGTCGGCAAGAACGCCCTCGGGTGGTGGGCGCTCGGCGTAACGATGGTTCTGGCCTTGGTAATCTTTTTAAGATGGAGATATGGAAAAAAGGATAAAACAAAGTGATGTCTGGGCTGTCATGCAGCAAAAGGATGACCGGGGACGATACAAGATGTTCTCGTTCTCGTACGTGCGGTTGAATGAAAGCCGGGAGGGAAATGGTTCTCCCGGCTCGATCGAGGATTATGAGGTAGCCTACTTCAGCTCGATCCACGCCAAGGGAAGTACGGTAAACATCCGGATTCGGGGCGAACGGTTCCCCCGGAAGTTCATCCGCTGCATGATCATCCGGATTAACGGTAAAAAAATATACGCATAATGGGACGCAAGAACGTATTTCTAATGGGTGACACCGCTTTCCTCCCCGGAGCGAAAGCGGCGGTGGTCATGACCGAGGACGTAGGTTTTCTGGAGGATAAAAAATTCACGGCCACGGTCATTACCCCGGCCAAAGGATCTTCCGTCAAGAAAGAGGTCAGGTTTGTCCCGTTCGGTCACCAAGACAAGTTGCCCGTAAGGATCATGAAAAAGATCGCCGACAACACGATCGTAGGCAGCAATATCGAGTTCAAGGCGAACATGGCCTACGGCGATGGGTTGATGGTCTGCCGGAGGGTGAAGAATCCGGAGACCCAAAAGATCGAGCTGGAGGAACTTACCCCGGAAGAGGCTCCGGAGATATTCCAGTTCATATCGGATAGCAACTACTTACGGGTAATGTCCGAGCTGGCCAACGATCTAGTCGTATTCTCCGACTCTTTCGTCTATCTGGCTTTTGGCAAACGGAAGGCCGGAGAGAGACCGAAGGTAGTCCAGATCTGGCACCGTGAGATGTGCTTTTCCCGGATCAGCGAGCAAGACGAGAAGACGAAACGCATCGAGTATCATGGTTATTCCTCGCAATGGGGAGAGGAGTCATTTCCGGACGACGTGATCGTAACGAGATTGCTAGACCGCCGAAGCCCGCTTTACGATCTCAAGGTCCGTACCGGGCTCGTACCCGATCCGGAGACCGGAGAGAAAAAGGACGAGGAAGAGAATGGCTATACGTTAAGCCTCAATATGCCGGTACCGGGGCGTTTTTATTACAACCGCCCTTATTGGTGGTCCATCTTCCTCGATTGGTACGAGTTCAGTTGCGCCATCCCGAAATTCAAGAAGGCGTTGCTGAAAAACCAGATGGTCTTGAAATATCACGTCTCCATCAACATGAAATTTTGGGACAAGCTTTACGACTCGGAAGGTATCCCCAAGGATGACAAGAAGAAACGGAACGAGCGCAAGAACGCTTTCCTACAACAACTGAACGACTTCCTTTCCGGAGAGGAGAACGCCGGCAAGAGCTTCGTATCCCATTTCCGGTATGATCAGATCAATAAATACGAGGAGAACGATATCATCATCAAGCCCTTGGAATCATTTATCAAGGGCGGTGAGTATATAGAGGACTCGGAGGAGGCGACAAACGTGATCTGTAACACGATGGGCGTACATCCGTCCTTGAAAGGAGCGTCGCCCGGGAAATCGAAGAACATCAACGGTACCGAGGCCCGGGAGTTATTCATTATCGCCCAAGTGCTGTTCAAGCCGCTCCGGGACATGATGGTTCTCCCGCTATACCTAGCCCGGGAGATCAACGGATGGGGAAAAGACATCGAGTTCGTGATACCCAATATCATGCTAACGACACTCGATAAGAACACGGGATCGGAAAAGAGTATCGGTAACGAAAAAGTATAATCATGACACAGCCATTCCTACAAACGATAGATGATTTGAGGCATACCGTCAAGGTAAACGCCTCATTTAAGTTCGAGATATTGGAGCCTTATCTTCAAGACGCTTTCGATCGATATATCGTCCCCTACCTCGGGGAAGCCTTGGTCGATCGGCTATATCGAGAGCCGTTAACGGAAGATATCCTTACGATCAAGACGCTCGCCAGCCGGACACTGGGACCATTGGCCGTAGCGCTAGCCAGTCCGGAGCTAGGGGTCTTGATCGGTGACAGCGGGCATACGGTAAGCCGGAACGATAAGTTCACCGTAGCCAGCGATCAAAAGATCGCCCGATCGGAAGAGAGCATGCAGGAACGGGGATGGAATAACTTGGATAAGCTACTGGAGCATCTCGGAAGCCACGAGAACGACTATCCGGAATGGAAAGAAAGCCGCTATTACAAGAACCAAGCCAACGGCCACTACCTTAATTCCGCCCGGGAGTTCCAAGATTACGGTAAGGTGAATATCGATTATTCCCGGTTGACCTTCGAAAAGTTCCGTCCCCTACTCGATACACTGGAGATGAAGCTATGCCGCTGGATCGGGACCACTCTTGACAAGAGCTTAAAAGACACCTTAAGAACCGGCGTGGATGATCCGCTCCGGATCAAGCTGATTGATTATATCCGGGTATGGCTCGCCATGTACGTAGCCAAGCTCCATACCAGCCAAACCACACGGGTACAACGTACGGCGGCCGGCCAGCTGGAGTTTAAGCCCGTGATCTATCCGCTGTATTCCGATCCCACGGACAACGGTAATTTCTACGCCGAGCAGGTAACGTCACTAGAAGCGGTAATCGAGGATTACATGAAAGTTTACGCCCCGGAACTAGGCCTCCCCGCTCCTATCAAGAACGACTTTAATTCCAAGGACAAACATATTTTCGTATTATGAGAAAAATAACGATCAAAGATATCGATTACCTCGTGCCCGGCACATGGGATGAGATGACAGCGGAACAGCTTTGCTTTCTCGCCAATATTTTGAACTCGAAAAGTACGGCCCAAGAAGCCAAGGTCAAGATGCTATTGTTTTGCCTGTCTGCGAGAATCCGGCGATATCAGAAAGCCAATGGAACCGGTTACGCCGTTTCCCTTCCCAAAGATCGTATATGGATCACGGCCGAGCAACTGGCGGCGTTGAGCACCATCTTTGATTTCTTATTCCAAGAGACAGAGAAGGGAATCGAGCTGGATATCCGCTTAACCCATAACCCATTCCCCGTCTACAAAGGCAAAGATATCGAGTTATACGGCCCGGAAGACGGCCTGACCAATATCAGCTACGGACAGTTCATCATGTTGCAAACTTGGCAACAGCGAATGAGACAGGATTTCTTCGAGGCATTGGATAACTTCCTATCCATAATCTGGAAAGACGGCTCATTCACCATACGTGAGGACGGTGATCCGGCTTGGTTCCGGAATGTAGAGCCGATCGTAAAGACAGTCATGTTCTGGTACTACCTAGGTAGCATGAATTTCATACAAGCAAAGTTCTCCCGGGTATTCTCCTCCGGAGGGAATGAAGCCCCTTTGGATATATTCGACACGCAACAACGCATCGTGGATGAGATGGCCAGCGGAGACGTGACCAAGAAAGAACAGGTAAAACAATCCCTTTTATACGACGCTCTCTATACCCTAGAAGTAGCGATCGAAAAAGAGGAGAAAAAGAAACAAGATATGTAGTAATAGGTGTTTTTCATGGTATTAGATTTTTAGATTAGTAATGGACAGCCGCTTTGCCTGTGAAGGTGGAGCGGTTTTGTTATTATCTCCAATCCAGATACTATGATAATAAAAATATTACCAAACGTTTGCCATTGATAATATTTTTATTATCTTTGTGATGTCATTAAGACAAGAGCTCTATGCATAGTGACGATGGGCTAAAAGCCCGGATAGAAGAGGCAGAAAAAGATCTCCTTTTTTATCTCCGCAAGTATCATGAACTGACTTCGAGAAGCAAATTCATGAAAGCGGTGGTTGATAAAGAGATCAAGAGACTTGAGAAAGAACTTAAGGAACTTGGAAAGTATTATTGACCAGAAAGGTTCTCCCCCTCCAGGCCAGAGGGGGAGTTTCCCTTTCATGTGTAACTCAAAAAACAGAATAAGATGGATAAAGTAAAGCGTTTTTTTGAACTAAAGGAACTTTGGAAAAAGTCCCCGGAGAATGACCGCCCTACCATAGACCGACAAATTACCGATCTGTTGGATAGCATGGATGAAAAGGAAACCGAACTGCTTACCGCAGGTGTGCAAAATGACTTTGAAAACATCCATAAAGAGATCGCGGACATCAAGGAGCAGCTAACTATTCGTGAGCGACTGAGTCCCGTTTTACCATACCTGTCCGTCTCTAATCTAGCCAAAGATTATTTCGGGAAATCATCCTCTTGGTTCTACCAACGATTAAACGGGAATAGCGTACACGGTAAAATTTGCAAATTCACACAGGAAGAACTGGCTATTCTGGATATGGCGCTGAAAGACATCAGCCGCCGGATTACTAAATTGAACTTGGTATAGATCATTTTATTATGGGAGCCATAGAAAACAAACATATCTTTGCCGCATATGCAAACCTAGCGATAGATGGACTAATAAAAACACTTAATTTTATCGCTAAAAAGTTGGACACCCAAAAGCAATTAAGCAGTTGGGATATCAAGCATGTAATAACACTCATCGACTCAATCTTCGATCAAAATCCACAAAACAACCTAGAACAGGTCGTTGAAGGATATTTACCATGGATAAAACCGATCATTGAAATGAAGACGCCTAAAAAAGGTGAAAGGCAATCGGATAAACTTTGTATAGAATATAAAACCATCATTACAGCTTTTGCCTCTTTGCTTAATGACGTCAGGAACTATTACACCCATTATTATCATGATCCCATCTGTATTTATCCCGGTGGGTATGATATCCCTTCATCACTGAACTGCATCTACGATAGTGCCATAAACATTATCAAGGAGCGTTTCCAAGCCGAGGAGAAAGAGATGGAGCATCTTCGTAATTACACATTAGTAAACAATAACGGTCTGAGCGAAAAAGGGTATGCTTTCTTCATCTCGAAGTTCCTTGAAAGGAAGTACAGTTATCTATTCTTGAAAAAGTTATCCGGATTCAAACGGGGAGACTCGTTACAATATAGGCTTACCCTTGAGGTTTTCACGGCTCTTTCCACCAAACCTCCTGTAGAACGTCTACGCACTACGAAAGACACGAAACAAGACCGGGCTTTAGATATACTGAATGAACTATCTAGGATACCAATAGAACTGTATCAAACCCTTGAGCCTAAATACCGGGAAATGTATAACGAGACATTACAACCAACGGATGCCGAAGATCCTTACGGCCTTCCGGATAGATCCAGAATACGGTTCCGCAGTCGCTTTGAGGCTTTTACCCTGCACTTTTTAGACAAACAAGCTGATTTTAAAGAAATTGGCTTCTACACATATCTCGGAAATTACTTTCACAATGGATATCAAAAAACAAGAGTCGATAGAGAGACAAAGGATAGATACATTAATTTCCAACTCGCAGGCTTTTGTAAAAACATCCAAGATATCTCCGCAAAGAAACTATCGGAGGCATTAAACGTAAAATCCATAGATATAAGTACGGATAGTATACCGGATATCAATTCTTTTGAGCCTTATCTGGTTCAATCTACGCCCCATTATATCGTTAATGGTAATAATATCGGTATTAAGGTATTACCAGAAGGGAAAGATACCTACCCTACCATCGATGAGAAGGGTGCTAAAATGCCTATCGCCGATTTCTGGTTGAGTAAATACGAATTGCCGGCCATGTTATTCTATACTTATTTACGGAATAATAATATACATAAATCACACTGTCCCCTATCCGTAAAAGATATCATTGAACGATCTATCCATAAAAGTACCAAACAAAAGCATCCGGAAGAGAGATCCGAGCTAATGTTACGCCGGGTCATGAAAGCTATCTTTTGGACAGATAGTAAACTCAATGAGGTAGAACGTATCAAATCTCAGAAATCCGCTTTTGGTAAAAGGCAACATGAAATATTAAAAGCAGGCCGAATAGCGGAAACGTTGGTTAGAGACATGCTATGGCTACAGCCTTCAAAAAACAATGGAAGGGATAAAGTCACAGAGCCTAATTTCCAAGCCATACAAGTTTCTTTAGCATATTTCGGGATAAGAAGAAATGACTTAACGGAAATCTTCACACGAGCAGGATTGATCAATTCTTCAAATCCGCATCCTTTTTTAGCTCAAATAGGTACGAACTATACCTCTTTAATAGAGTTTTACATCGCTTACCTTAAGGAGCGGAAAGTATATTTTTCACGAATACAAAAGAAAATCCTCCAAGGGAAACTAAATATCCAGTGCCACCCTCTTCGGGACTTACAACGTGAGCCTAATAAGCCTCAAGAGAAGGAAGAGGCCATATTCCTACCTCGTGGTCTATTTAATGAAGCGATCATTAATTGTTTGAAAAAATCCAAATTGAAGCAATTAATAGAATCTCCTACCCGAGAAAAAAGTCCGGCATTGAATGTCTCATACTTGATCCAGAACTATTTTAGAGCTTATTTCGAAGATCAATCTCAAGAATTCTATGCACAACCCCGTAATTATCGTTTATTCGACAAGTTATCACCGAATAAGGGTAAATCCAAAAGCTATTTATCCTTAGAGCAAAGGATCAAGAAAATGGAAGAACTAAGGCCATCCAAGATTCCTGTTGCAGAAGCTAATAAGCTATTAGAGAAAGAAGATAGACTTTATCGTAAGAATTATAACGAAATATGCGATAACGAGTCTATAATCAGACTCTACCAAATACAAGATATTCTTTTATTTATGATGACCAAGGAATATCTTCCTTCTGATTTATACAACAGAATTAACAAATACAAACTAGAAAACGTCAAAGGTATTTTAAATGAGAGAGTTTCTTACTTGATCGATCTCAACCCTTTAAAAATACAAGGAGAAGATATCAAGATAAAAGACTACGGAAAGTTATTTTATATACATCATGATACAAGAATCAGCTCTTTGAATAAAGTATTAAGTAAAGTCAAAAGAAACAATAGTATATCTTCTAGCGTAAAGATACAACCTTATGAAAATTATAAAAGAGAATGCCTAGATTTCGAAGAAGCCCAGATACAAATCATACCTATCATTCATTCTTTCGAAATCGCTATGGTATCGATGTTCCCAGATTTAAAGAAGGCTACTCCCGGAAATTATTATGATTTTAATGAGCTAATTACAGAATATGAGAAACGAACTAAACAAAAGATAGATAGTTCTTTTCTCATTAAAACTCGGAATATGTTCTTACATGATAAATACGAAGCTGAATGTATCAAAGAGATTTCTGACGATTTCGTATATGCAAAAAAGATTATAGCAGAATTTAAAATGAAGATAGAAAATATAAAATTAGAAGACTTTTCGAATGACTCATCAGCATAAAAACATTTTATGCTCTTTGGTTGAAAGGTAGAAACAACGGAATCCAAGCACGATATGTAGTCATTTACGTTGTATTAGCCTTTAGTTTGAAAGGCAGAAACAACGCCGTCAACGTGGGCCATACCCTGACCTCGGTTGTATTAGCCTTTAGTTTGAAAGGCAGAAACAACGGCATTCTAAGAATCCTTTCAGCGTGATCAGTTGTATTAGCCTTTAGTTTGAAAGGCAGAAACAACGCCCGTTGTAGTACGGCCTGTACTTTTCCGTTGTATTAGCCTTTAGTTTGAAAGGTAGAAACAACTTACCGTTAATATAAAGATAGCTAAATCCAGTTGTATTAGCCTTTAGTTTGAAAGGTAGAAACAACGAAAATCCGGAGTATCATTTATATTGAGGCGTTGTATTAGCCTTTAGTTTGAAAGGTAGAAACAACAACTTGGCATTAATATTACATTTATCCCATGTTGTATTAGCCTTTAGTTTGAAAGGCAAAAACAACCTTCTTTTTCGAGAATAATAGACCACTCGAGTTGTATTAGCCTTTAGTTTGAAAGGCAAAAACAACATGGACGAAGAGGTTGGTATCCTTGATGATGTTGTATTAGCCTTTAGTTTGAAAGGCAAAAACAACACAGGCATGGCTATCCGAAAATAATTTGGATTCATCAAGAACTTATTCTATCTTTACAAAAAGATTAGATATCAAATATATCGAGGCCATGCGAGATATTTGAAAAAGATAAACTTCATTGAAGGAAAAGCCCGCAAAGTAGGATCATGGCCGGTCTGAAATGCGGGCTTTGTTGTTTATGGAACTAAAAGAATTTATTAAATCCGCTATAACCCAGCTTTCGGAAGCTGTTTATGAATTAGATGATGAATTGAAAGATAAAGGAGTAGTGGTAAATCCATGCTATGCAGAGAATACAAACTTTGAGACGATAGACAATAGTGAAGGTGTTATTGTTTCATCAGTAGAGTTTGATCTACAAGTCAGCACCTCTGAAATAAAGGAAAATAGCGGAAAGATCGGTGTATTAGCCAGTGTAGTAGGTATAGGCGCTTCAACCAAAGAAGGAAGCAATGGAAATGAGGCGAACCGAATAAGGTTCAAGTTACCTGTTGTTTTGCCTTATAAGAAACCTTATTGATGCCTTTTTCCTTGGGATGTCATACCGTCTTTTATATACAATTCAATGTCTTGGGCTGAATCGCTGACAGTAAAACCTTTATCCCGTCCTTCGTGGGCTTTAATGGCATACTTAACACAACGTTCACGAAGACGTTCCTCTTTACGTTTGCGAAAATAATTGATTATTGATTTCATAGGAATAACATTTTCCACAAAAATACGTGGAAAGCATTGTGTTACCAAAAACTTTCCCCATCTTTACGAAAAGATTAGAAACCGAGTAGAACCGAGTGCATGCGGTGACCTTCGGAAAAGATATGCCAATTGGTTTTTTAATGGCCTGTAGAGTATGAGGATGCACCCTCAGAAATACAGGCTATTCTCTTTTGATAATGTTTACAGAAAAACAATACGAGATAGCGGATAAGATACTTGCCACGGTGAAACAAAATGCTGGTCGCTGTAATATAGACCAATTTTATAATGGCCTTCCGGACTATGATAATCACACGATGGATTATGAGTATATGAAGGAGACGCTGATGAAGCGGTATCATGCGATCGAATATATGGGAAAGGATGAATATTGGCTGATACTAACCAATGAAGGAGAAAGTATTGCTACTATTGGATTGAAAAAACATCTGCAAAAGTCAGCAGATAAAGAAGAACTGGAAGATAAAAAATTAAAACTTGACGTGGCTAACGGCTGGGTCTCCTTGTTTAAATTCGCTTGGTGGGTCTTGGCCGCTATAACAGGTGCCGTAGTAGATAGTTTAGCAGGAAACCCGATAGGAAACCTAATACGTAGATTAATCGAGTAGGTCTGATTGCGTGTATCATATTTTCTATGCGAGTGATACGACGGCTTAACGACAGCTGCTCTTGTCTGATTTTATAGATATCGTAATCTGTTGTATTCATATCGCAATTCTTTTCCACAAAGATACTTGGTTTCTTTGCCATATCAAAAACTTTTCCCTACTTGCGATCCATAATAATCAATACAAAATTAAACATGAAACACCTAATCTGTATCCTATTCGCTGCTATGATCAGCGTATGTGCCATTGCACAAGAAAAGAAAACCTATTGTGAAATCGTCGGGGATGGAAACTTCAAAGGCGACAAAGTTAAAGTAGAGATTGTTTTCGGCGATAATGTAGACAACGCCATCAAGTCCCAAACTGATCAAGTTAAAGCCGCCAAGTTCAATTCTATGGTTGATGCTCTCAATTTTATGGCAAAACAAGGCTGGGAGTTAGAACAAACCTATGCGATCCCTGAGACATCAGGAATGAATAGAGGCTGTATCTTCCATTATGTCCTTAGTCTCAAGATTTCGGAATAATAGTCTTCAAATAAGGGGATTCCTCCTTATTTAAAGACTATTTAATAAATGAATCAAGGATAGAAAAATCAGCAAAAGCTATTGCCATCTCAAAAACTTTCACCATATTTGCAATGCGAAACATCAGTAGGGTGTATCCTACTTCGCTGAGCGCGGTTAATGCTCACATTTTTGTAGGGCTTTTTTTATGCCCTAAAGTAAGATAAAGGCGGTTGCCTCTTTTCCTTTGTAGGTTTAGCTCTTCGGAGTGGATACTACTGATGTTTCGCAGCATAGGGAAATGGCAGCCGCTCTTGCTTTATAGATATCTGCCTACAATGCGAAACATCAGTAGTTATGAAAACAAATTCATTAACCGTATCATCTTCCCGGAGCCGGGAACATGATCTCTTTTCTTGGACAACTGTCCAGAAGTTCTACAACCTGTTGCCTCTTGGTATCACGCCCTGTAAATCCATTTACGAGGCTAAAATGTACACGGTAGCCTTATTAGCCATGCTGTCTCCAGTGTTCTTACCACTGGTCATCGTAGCTTGGTTCGTTTATAACTCAGCGAAGAAAGGAGGCCAAAATGATTAGACTGGAAGATATATGTATATCAAACCTGATGCTGGATGCGATCAGATATTGGCAGGAAAATGATAAAGGTGGGTTAGAAGAAGATGTTAAGGCCATTGACAGCGCTATCACTTTCATTGCATGCGAGCATGATGCCCCGGGTGTACTTTCTGAAAAAGAATCATTGTCGCTTATCGCGGCTCTAAGTTTTCTGAAAAAAAGATTATGTTTGTTTGAAGGAAAGGAGGAACCGAAATAAAACTCCAAGAAGCCCTGCGCCTACTCGACATCGTAACCGATGTAAACGGACAATATAGTAAAGAAGAACGAATGCGTGCCGCCATGAGATTGGAAGAGCTGTTACGTTTGTTACTCCCAGAGGAATGATTATATTTGCGATATGTTGACGTTCGTTATCATATTAGGTTTTGTCATGCTGATCGGGGCCTCGATTAATGAGGCTAAACGCAGTGGAAATACAACGGCAAAGGTTATAGCTACTGTACTGATCTTCTTTTTCCTTTTCTTTTTACTATCCTTAGTTTAAAGATATGTCCTTTAAAAGCTCCCTTCGGGGGGCTTTTTTTGTGTCTATAAATTGGATGTTATGGACATATACAATCACTTTGAGTATTCGGAATGGATCGCTAGGCATCTAGCCGCTATCGGTCATACGGACGGGGAATGTCATTTCCTCCGTAGTGACGAGGTAGAGGAAATCTCCGATCTGGAAGAACGTATCTCCTCTATCCGGGATCATGTATTAGTCGCCATCGACGGGCTTAACTCGGATTTTTCTTGGCTTAGCAATGACAACCTCGTAAATATCCCACAATATTTTATCGCCCTATTAAAGCAATGCGAGGCCGGGGATATCGACGGGATTCACTTTGCGAAAGCGGAATGCAAGGATCTTCTCATGCAGATCGTCTGCCGGATGATGCTCGACTGGAACGAGGAACGTAACGGGCTTCAGTTCCTAGAGCTAAACAGCATGACCTTTCGGGGCATAGGTCCCATGGGAGATAATTTCTATGGGGTGATGTTAGGCTTCAACCTAAGAAAGCCTATCCCCTTCTCTGTCGACAAATCAATGTGGGTATGATATGGGAGTCATGAAAAGATTGAGCGAGCAGATGCGCACGCCTAAACGCAAGAACTCCCTAATCGGAGCGAGGGAAGGATTACCCTTCGAGATCTCGCTAGAGTCAACCAGCCGGATCGCCCGGTATGAACGTAGGCTGGATAAGGAGAAATTGAGACAATTTAATTCTGAGGTAAAGGAATGGATGGGCTACGTGATCCAAGACTTGAAAGGGAATATCGCCTTGCTTGTCCAGAAAGATGAGTTCCTATCGGACTCCCTAGAACCCAGAATTTACAAAAGTAAAGGAGAGACCGAACGAGTGGGATTCAGTTTCGCCCGTGAAGGTATCTATATCCATAGGGGAGCCGGACGGGGCCAAGGTGGTTTCCGGGGCGGCTCTAAATGGACGGACAAATACGGGAAGCTGAAAAAGACCAACCCGGATTCTTTCTACCTGATGGGAACCGGCAACCGCCAACCGATCCGTTGGTTCGATCCCATCATCGAAAAGAATCTTCCCAAACTGGCAGACATCGTAGCGGACTACGCCGCCGATATGCAAATCGACGCATCACGAATTTTCATTGATAAAGATTAGGATATGGCAGGAGATTTAAACAGGAGCATCAAGATATACTTGGATAACTCCGACGCAATGACTAGCGCATCGGAGTTAGAGACGAAAATCGGGGAACTGGAGAAAAAGCTACTTGATCTCCGGACGGCCGGAGAAGGTAACAGCAAGGCAGCTAAGAAAATAGAACGTGAGTTGACCGCCCAAACCCAGAAGATGCAAAAGTATAAGCAAGAGGTCACTGATACGGAAAGAGTATTGAAGAACTTGAGTGGAGCCACTTATAAGGAATTGCTAGACGTAAAGGGAAAGATAAGCTCTGAATTAAAGAAAACCACACGTAACACCACCGAATATAACTCAAAACTAGAGATGTTAAAACGGGTTTCCAAAGAAACGGCTTTGGTACAAAAGGAGATGCGTGTGGAAATCGGTTGTCAAGCCTCTAGTTGGGGACGAGCGGCAGATTGGCTAAACAAATATATGGGTATAATCGGATCGGGAGTAGCGGCGATCACCGGTATCACCATGGCTTTCTCTAAGTTCCGGGATGAACGAGATAAACTTGAATCATCTTCCGCTAACCTAAAAGCCTTAACCGGACTGGATGATGAGAACGTAGCAAAACTAGAAAACGCCGCTAAACGTTTATCTACCACCGTCACAAAAGAAGGCGTACGGATCAAGCAAAGCGCCGTAGAGATTGATGACTCCTTCGCTATTATCGGTAGTCAGCGTCCAGAGCTTTTGAAAAACGCAGAGGCCCTTGAGAAAGTCACGCAAGATGCCATTTATCTTTCCATAGCGGGAAAAGATAAACTAGAGCCGGCGGCTAAAGCCCTTACCACGGTCATGAACCAAATGAACCTTGGCGCAGATCAAAGCCGACGTATCATAAATGCCATCGCCGCCGGTAGCCAAGCGGGAGCCGCAAATATCCAATATATCACCGATGCTTTTGAGAAATCCGGTACCACAGCTAATCTAATGAATCTGCAATTAGAACAACACATTGGATTAATTGAAGCTGTAGCCCCAAAATACTCGGAGGCGGCCGTTGCCGGTAATAGCCTTGACAAGGTTCTCTTGAGAATGAAGGAAAAGAATATCGGTTACAAAAATGGCGTGTTTGATCTCTCTTTGGCAATCAACGAGATCGCCGTTCGATTCAAGAAAGGAGAATCAGCAGCCAAGCTATTCGGTGAAGAACATGCAAAAATGGCTGAGATCTTGGTAATGAACAAAGCCGATATCGAACGGTACACGACAGCCGTTACCGATACCAACAAAGCTGTTGAACAAGCACAAACCAACTCTGATACGAACGAGGCCAAGCGTGCCCAAGCAAGAAACAAGATGAACTTGTTAGCAATGGACTTGATGGAAAAACTCAACCCTGCTATTATCGGAGCCATGAACCAAACGGTTCATTGGACTGGAAAACTTGTAGCATTGGCTACGTGGATAAGTGAAAACACAACAGAAATATTGGCAATTATTACTGGACTTACAGCTTATACCATTGCTGTAAAATCATCAATCATCGCAGATCAGCTGAAAGTGATATGGAATGAAAAGATTATAACCTCGATGAAGAGTTTATATGCTACCATGCTTAAGAATCCATATGCGTTAATGGGAGCTGTTGTATTAACTTGGTTACTTTACATGAAAAAAGCTAATCAGGAATTAACGAAAATGGATGCGATACAACGTCGTTTAAACAAGGTTGAGTCAGATGCTGCACAAAATATAACACAACAAAAAACAGAGTTGGAACAATTCCTTCGTTTGGCTCGAGATGAATCTGAAACGAAAGAGCGCCGTTTGTCTGCTATTAAAAAGCTTAATGAGATATCTCCTGAATATTTAGGAAATTTGACCTTGGAAGAGATTGGCACAGATAAAGCTACAACGGCGATTAATAAATATATAGATAGTATATATGAAATGGCTAAAGCTCAGGCAGCTAAAGAACAACTTATAGAGATAGAAAAAGAGAAAATCAGATTAGATACAGACCCGGAGGCTTTTCAAGAGCAGATACCATGGTTAGAACAAATGGAAGTAGGTCTCTTTGGTTTATTCAGTAAGGATAAGGCAGATAAAATGTTGGCTGATATGGTAGCTCGTGGCAGAATAAGGCGTGATAAAACAAAAACATCTTTGGAAGAACAGGCTGAAGCATTGAGAATGATTATCGCAAGTAATAGTAAGACTGTTAATGAGATATTATCAGGAAATAATTCGACTACCGGAGGAAGTAGTAATAGAACACTGGAAGATACAGAGTTTAAATCGGCTATGGATTTGAAATTGAAAGAAATGGAAACCGCACATGCTTCAGAACTGGCCTTATTGAAAAAGCAAAAGTCGGAGAATGAGCAAACAGAACAGTTTTATAATCTCTCCGTGATTAGCTCTGATGTTGTATATTATCAAAAACGCATTGATAAATTGCAAGAGTTTTTAAAGAAAGCCGGAAGCGATAAGATCAAAGCGGAAATCAATAAGCAGATAGTGGAAGCTCAAACAAAACTATTAGATATTGAAACAAAGCGGGAAAATGAAGTAATCTCGGCACTTCAAGACAACCGGAACAAGCGTCTTAAGATTGAAGAACAATGTTATATAACTCAAAAAACAGAGTTAGAGAAGGCAGTGGCCAAACAAGCTATAACGGAGGAGCAATCGAAGGCTCTTCTCCTTTCCATTGAGACCCATTATGCGGATAAGCGGCTGACGATTCAAAAAGATTATCAGAATGATGTTTTCTCGCTCGAGATAAAGAATGGATCGACTAAGGCAAAAGCCATCGAAGAAGCCAACAATACTGTATTGGATGCAGACCTAAAAGCAGCTCAAGCACGTGCGTCCCAACAAAAAGCATTACAAAACCTATTGAAAGACTTTAAGGGACAATTTAATTTAACCACTGTAGGAGAAGAGACCGAGTTGCAAATAAAAGTCTTAGATTCCGTTTATAAGGCGAAGAAGGAAATGGCTAAAAAAGATGGACTGGATATGACCGAGCTAGATGCCGCTTATGAAAGAGCCAAGACAAACATCGTGAGGCAGGAGGAAGACAAACGTTACCAAATACGTTCACAATATGGGCTAGTGTCCATGAAAGAACAGTATGAGAAAGATATGAAAACGCTCAAGGAGCAATACCGACAAGGTTTACTTAATGAGAAAGAATATCAACAAGCGAAACTAAAGATCAAGACCGATTACCTAAAAAAGAGTGTTGACACATATTCCAATATGTTCTCAGGAACAATATCTGCTTTGCAAGAGGCTGAGATCGCAAATATAGATGCCAAATATGATCTTGAGATACAAAGAGCCGGTGATAATGCAGATGAAGTCACTCGTTTGGAGAAGGAGAAAGAGACGAAAAAACTAGAGATACAAAAGAAATACGCAGATGTACAATTCGCCATCAAGGTATCCGAGATTATAGCGAACACCGCTGTGGCCATCATGCAGGCATTTGCCCAATTAGGACCAATCGGAGGCGCTATAGCGGCGGCTATGCTCACCGTTACCGGGGCGGCACAAATAGCGATAGCTAATGCGGAAAGAAAAAAGATCAAGAATATGACTTCTGGAGGAAATTCTTCCTCCGGTTCCTCTTCCGGAGCTCGTGTGGCATCTACATCAGGATACTACAACGGAGGATTCACCGGCAACGGTGGTATACTTGAAGTGGCTGGTCCCGTACATCGAGAAGAATACGTTACACCGGCATGGCAATTACAAGATCCGGTTTCCATGAACCATATCCTAGCCTTGGATGCCATCCGAAGACAAAGAACAAGCACAAATCCTCTTCCCGTCAACGGATTCGCCAACGGTGGATACAATGGACGCTCGGATGAAGAAAATGTAATGGTTTCAAGTAATAATCCGGAATTACTCAAAGTACTCACACAGCTACTTATGCTATTTTCCGAACTAAGAGCAAAAGGCATGAGGGCCTATATCGTTTATAGCGATATCGAGGCCGCCCAGAAGACATTGGACAAATCCAAAAAGATAGGAGGCAAATAAGATGGACATCATTCACGAATCCGGCAAGGCTTACGACCTAGGAGACATCCAATTGACCTTATCCCGGATGAACCCGTTCTTTAACGATTACGGAGAGCAGAGCTTACCGGTAACACTCCCTCCCACGGACAGGAATAGGGAACTACTCACCTATCCGGATAACATGGCCGGGATCAGCAAGGCCTCGCAGCGGATCAACGCCATGATCCAGCACGGGGTATTCTCCATCCCCTGCCGTCAAGCCATCCTGTCGGCGAACCGGAAAACCGGGATCGAGACCAGCTTCTACCTCAATACCGGAGCGTTCTACGAGAAGATCAAAGATGTACCGTTATCCACGGTCTTTGAGGACAAGGTTATCAAGTTCGCATCTGCCAGCGAGGCGATATCCTTCTGCCGGAACCTGTTCATTACACATGACGACCGATTCGCCTTGTTCCCGGCCATCCTAGAGTCCGGTTCTTTAAACGCCACCGGTGATCCGGGACCGGACGGATATCCCCGTCTTTACAACGACGTGGAGCGGACGGAGGTAGTCGATGAGAAAACGATCCGGTTAGCTCCGGGATTCTACATATCCCCCTTCATCCGTGGATTGCATCTATTGGAGGAGATATTCGCCTATCTTGGCTACACCTTGGAGGACTCCTTCTTTTCCCGCACCACCCCATTCAAGGACATGGTCTTTCTGAACAACACGATCGATACGATCGTAAGAGGTGAGATCCGATACGCCCAGATCGTCCCAGACTGCATGATCAAGACGATACTGGACGTATACCGGTATAAATTCTGCTGCGAGTTCATCCCGGACGAGACCCGCAAGACCATCCGTATCGTGCTATTCGATGAGAACCTGAACGAGACACCCTCCTGCGACCTCACGGATTGCGTAGCCGGTAAATATACCGTCAACCATCCCTCGAGCTTCAAGCAGTTAAAACTTACTTGTGACCGGCTCACGCCGCCGGAAGAGAAACAGGAGAGCGAGCGCCCGACGCCAACGACGGGAAGAGCCACGGGGAACGAGAACGAGGAGTTCAGTACCTTGGTAGACCTATTAAAGAAATACCCGGACGTGGAGTATAACCAGATATCGGGTGAGTTTGTCCGGAGAGGTTACAAGGGGATCACACCGGTCGCGCAACGGATCGGTCTGGTCACGATGGATTATTACGCCGGCGGGACACTGGAGACGGAGAGCAAGGAATCCCCGGACGTGCTACCGGCGATGGTCTATACACCTGTTTTTGGCAGCGGAGGAGCCGGGGCCATCCCGCATCTCGGGATTTATATAGGGACCGGAAGATCGTTGAACTCCTCCATCATCATGGATTCCGTGAATGACTCCACGTCTGAGGTGGTAGGCGAGGCGGAAGATAACGAGGAGTTGAAACCCATGCCGGCGTTCGTATTCCATGCCGGGAAACTGGACTACGGGACGATCCTCAATCATGACGCAGATGGAAACAAGCTCTGGAACTATACGCTCGCCTACCACGGCCCGGACGGGCTTTTCGAACGGTTCTGGCGAAATTACGATTCCCTGCTCCGGAACTCTCTGCTCGAGATAAAAGCGAGCATGCTTCTCAGTGACATCCAAAAGGTATCACTCTCCGAGTACAGGAAGGTGACGATCGAGGGACAGGAGCTGCTTCCCTCCGCCATACAATATAGCCCGGGTTCCCGGGAACCCTTGGAATCCACGTTCCTTACCACGAGGCTTTACGAGCCGGTATCCACGGCCATGGCCGAGACGGAGCGGTTCGCCACCCATGTATCCAAGTATAAATGGAAGGTCAACTACTCCCGGTCCAACGCCAGCGACAGCGTGAAAAGGAGATGGGTGTTCAAGGAGGAACCCGTGACCATATACTACGCCCCGCCCAGCGCATACCAATACGTGCAGGGCGGGAAATACCATCAAGCCATTTATCCCGTGCAATTCTATAGCCGTGGCTCCGCATCCGGGCCGACCGATCCGGAGGACGGTACCCTGACCGTGTGGCTCGAGCCCGTGACCCGGTAACTGTCCTTTATCGGACCATCCGACAGCCATACTTTTGGGGGTAAAATAATCGCAAATGGCAACGATCATAGATAAACCAGACGCTCTGAGCCTGTCCGGGAACATGAGGAGATTTGTATTGGGGGCAAAAGAGGCCGTCTCTTTCATCTTGAAGAAAGGAACGGCCACCTTGCTCGAGCAAAGCTACGAGCCCGGCCCGGACAAGATGGTCACGATCGACGTGAGAGAGGTGGTGGAAAGCCAATTGAGCTATACTTTGGACACGGCCCAAGAGATCTATTCCCAAAATACCATATTCGCCGATTTCACGGCCACGATAGACGGGACCTCCCACTCGTTCCGGGCGATCCGGTGCGGGATAGCGGATCTGGCGGACACGCCGGGAAACTGGCTGAAGTCCCACTTCCTCACGTGGCAGCCAAAGGTCAAGGAGGTGACCTATTACTCACCGGAGTGGTTGACCTACTACGCCATATCGGACTGCACGGTAAAGGCCAAGGCCACGTTCCCGGACAACTCGTCGAGCACGACCTCCTTGAAGGGAATGACCGCCGGCGAGTGCGTGACACTCAATCTCCAATACGCGATCGTAGCCAAGCTATTCGGGAACAAGTACCCCAGCTATCTCGAGGTTTACGCCGAGGCCGGCGGAGCGAGACTGAGCGTATCGCAATTCTATAAATTCACGGATATCCATTCCGAGGACGAGCAATGGTTCCTTTTCGAGAACAGTCTGGGCGGTATGGACACCTTCCGTGCCCATGGGGTGAACCGTCTGCAGGCGGAGCATGGCCACCTGATAGCGGAACTGGACGAGAACCTGTCCGAGTATGACGTGGAGACCGATCGTAAGTTCGTTAAGAACACGGGATTCCTCGATGATTACTCCCGCCGTTGGTTGCTGGATTTTTTCCCCAGCCGGGCCAAGTATATATACGAGGCGTCCATGATCCGGAGAATAATCGTCACCGAGAGCGACGCCACCTACACCTCCAACGATCTCCCGAGCTCCTATACGTTCACGTACCGACTCTCGGAGATCTCGAGGTACCTGAACCTTATCCGTAACGAGAAAGAGCTTCCGGATAATCTAACGGTTCCAAACCTCTCCTCGCCGGATTTTATTTTTCCCCCTCGCTTAGCTGAGCTCCCACGGCAAGAGCTTGGCGAGGGGGTATTATTCCCGGCCTTTGATCCGCATAACCCGAAAGCATCCGTTACGTCTTTTGGTGTAATACATGACACGATAAGGAACGGCATCATAAGCGAACTTGGAGAGACTTGGAGGGCTATCGTCAACGGAGCAGGAGGATCGGGTGGACCGGGAGACGATTTCTATCATATAAAATTAGATGATCTGACAGAGCCGTCCGATGAGAACGCTTTCACGGCTCTTAGAGCCTTGAAGGAGATACTAAAGCCTATATCCGCACTTGATGATCGCTTTTTAAGAAAAGATATAGATGATACGGCGCATGGTAACATCACTTTCGAAAAAGACATAATCTTAAGCGGGCTGGAATCCTCCATCTACTCAGACCGTGACGCAGATAGTTTCAAGCACGAGAACGGTTTCCGTATCTTCGCCGACGGCACGGCATGGGTGAAGGACTTGAAGGTGAAGCATGACTCCATGTTCGCCGGTTCCCTTTCCTCTCCTACATTCGCCTCCGGTTTCCCGAACGGGACGGGATTCATGATAGCGCCTTACAAGGTGACGAATGCCGCCGGTGTGGAGGAGACTAAATACAAGCTGGAGATCGATTCGATCTCGGTACGCAACGAGCTTAAAGTATATACGTTCGTGGTCTCGCAACTGCTTGGCGAGAACGACAACCGCATCTTCGCCGGAATGATGGAGGTGGATCATTACGACCCGGAGACCGGCCGGATCTACCTAGATACCGACGGGGGCAGGTTGTACAACCCGTTCCGGGAAGGTGATATCCTCATGGTACAGCAGTTTCAAGGCGATCCTACCTTGCAGAACGACTACAAGATGACCAAGTCGTACGAGCTGAAGGTGGTGGAAGTGGCCGTAGGGGACCTCTCCGACGGCGAGAACCGTCTGGACTGGCTCCGTTTCACGAATTTCGTGGGAAATCTGTCGGACATCGCCAAGAGGGATACCCTTTGTCGTGTGGACAACCCGGATAACTCCACCCGCAGCGGCATCATGAAGATCACCACGGTGGATGAGTTCGGCACGCCCTACATGGACGTGATCCGTGGGATGAAGACCGATCCGGAAAACTGCGTGAAGGTACGGGTGGGAAACATGAACGGTCTGGTAACGCCTTATTTCGGGAGGCTGGAGGGCGATGGTATATACGTGGAGAATCTTTACGCCCGTGGGCAGTTCATGCTCGATACGGGGGAGAACGTGAAGACCAAGTTCGAGATCGTGGAAGGCAGGCTTTCCAGCGAGATGTCTTCCGTGCGCTACGAGCTATCGGAGAAGGATAATTGCCTCACGAACGCCTCTTTCTCCGCTGATACGGTAGGATGGGTACTCGGTAACGACGTGTCGCTATTCACGGTGAAGGAGCGTTTCATGGCCGTGAACGATTCCTTCTACGCTGAGAAGGATAAGGTTACAGGAATCGTGGAGGTATCCAGCCGCAAGGCCCTTTATATCAAGAACTCGGGGGTAAAGCAATTAAACTCCTACCTGAAGAACAAACCGGACGGCCAACTGGAGATGCCCGACGGGACGAAGGTATGGCCTAGCTATTACGTATCGTTCATGTACATGGTAAAGACCGCCGGTACGTTAACGTCCGGATTCTCCGGACAGGGGCTTTACGTAAGCAAACCGTTGGCGATTACGGATACCTTCGTTCAAGAGGAATTTTCCGGCAAATGGAACGGAACAGGTGATTTCATCTTGAATTTCACGGGGGAAATATATATCTACAACGTCCAGATGTCCACGCATCCCGTGGAGGACTTGCGGTTGGAAATGTCCACCAAGTTCGTGCAGACGGACGAGAAGATAGGCATGTACGCCCTGAAGATCGACACGTTGAGCGGGACGGTGACGGACATGGGGGTAGAATTGGATAATACGACCAGCACATTATCCTTGTACGTGACGAAGACTGACAGCATAAACCAGACAGTGACAAGCCTAGGCTTAAAGCTGGACGGTGTGGATGAGAGCTTGACGCTGTACGCCAAGAAGACCGACGTATCCGGGCTGAAAACCGAGATGGAGGCGGCTATCAAGGTGAACGCTGACAATATTAATCTGAAGGTATCTAAGGATAGTATTATATCGAGCATCAACCAGACGGCGGAGACGATCAAGATAAACGCTAGCCGACTCAATTTGAATGGTTTCGTGACATTTTCCATGTTTGACCTAAGCACCCAGAATACGATCAAGAACAAGGTTAACTCAGGTGATCTAGGATCGATGGCGTGGAAAGATGGTGTCTCATCCGATGATCTGTCTTGGGCATTAAGTCAAGAGATCGCTGGTAAGATAAATCTGGATACGTTAAACAATAGCCTTACGAATTATACCAAAAAAGGCGCTATCACAAAAGAAGATTTGGCTAAAGCCCTTCAGACGGAATTATCCGGGAAACTTACAGGTAGCGCCAGTGTGGGAGCGAACAAATTGGCGAACGTGATAATAAACGGACAGACGCTTATAGCGGGAGGGTATATTCAAGCGGACTTGATAAACGTTAAAGATCTGGTCGTAGGCAGTACCTTGAGTATCGGTGCGTTCTCCTTGAACAGTTATAATGGTCTTAACTGGACTGGCTCTGACTATTTCGGTAATACCTCCTTTAGGTTGACAGTTGGGGGAGGATATACATACAATACCGGAACAAGTTGTAAAACCATGGTAGGGGCTTGGAGCAATTCCGCTGATACCCATGCATGTATATCTGGTATATGCAACACTTTTGGCGTAGCCATATATGGATCTGTAGACGGTTATGGATCGAATTTCCCTCCTACAGGATCTAAGTTTGCGGGCTACTTCTCGGGAAGCACTAAAACCACGGGTACTACCATTACCGGTACGTTAGCGGCTGGGGCGTTTCGTTTCGCTTATAACCTCGGCCTTGGTAATTCATATAATTATTATGAGGGCATAAGTTTCGATCCTGCTACTTATGATCTGGATAATGTCCGTATTCGTGTTAGAGGAGGAATAATCGTTGGAGTTACCGATGATAATGGTCATTTATTGCAAGGTGTTTAATTTTAATATATAAAAAACATGAAAGTAGATTTCAGTAAAGTAAGTATTAACGCTACGGTAGAAGGCGATCCCGTAGTTATTGACTTGACAAAAGAGGTAGGAAACTTGGTCTATGGACGTACGGCGGATATCGCTGTCTCTGATTTCGGAAAGAAGATATACTACAGCAAGGAAGCTATCGATGTTCCGAGACCTATGGCTGAATCCATCAAGGAGATTATCATGGGATCATCCTTTATCGCCCCCTTGAAAAATGCCATGAACGAGTTACTAACCCTTAAAACAAAGAAAAATGGAAACAACGACAATCAATAAGTCCTTGACGGAAGCCCTTTCTTCCACGGGTTTCGTAAAGATAGAGGCATCCCGTAAGGAAAGCGAGCCATTCCAACATATAGATGCCTACATATACGATGCCGGTACCCGTATCGGGTATGCGTCCGCTGATCGTAACAAAAGGCTCTCTTTCTTCCAAGAATCCCCGGACAGCCTTACCGGAGAGGAATGGATAAGCGCGTATACGAAGGTGCAAAACGCTTTCGACAGGATATTTAACGAGACGGTAACCCTATAAGCAATCTTGATCCCATGGCATATACTCTCGAAGAAATTAAAGAACTGGTCGAGATTTTAACCCCGATCGTAAAGAACGCTATAGAGGCGGGTTCCCTTAGCGTAGAGGATCTCCGTGTAGCGGAGAGCATGGATTTCGTAAACTCTTTGCCGGCCTTGGAGGAGAAAGGCCTTAACGTCTCTTACGTGAAGGTCCGGCTGAAAGACTTGCTCGGTAAATTGGACGGGGATTATGCCAAGGAGCTGGAGGCGATCAAGAAATTGCTGGAGAAGAAGGTGGATAACGGCTACTCGAAAGACGGTAATCTGTATCTTACCTCCGGGGGCATTGTCGTATCGGACGCTATCCCGGTAGGCTCCGGAAGCGGGGGCGGCGGCGGGGCTAGCTCGCTGGGCGAGCTTACCAACGTGGATGAGATCGTAGACCAAGATCCGGACGAGTCCCGTGTGCTGGTGCAAGAGGCCGGAAGCTCGCTATGGACGGTGAAGAACCTCTCCGAGATCGGAGGAGGAAGTGGTGGTGGCGGCGTGACCATGAAACTCGTGGGCGTCACCGATACGCTCATCACCACGGTAGAGGGGGCCGCCGTCACCGTGGGATACAATTTCACGAGCGTCTATCAGGATGACGGTTCCGAGACCGGGCCGGGAACGGCCACTTACACCGTGAACAGCCAGAAGGTGGGCATGGTATCCATCTCGCAGGGCAATAATTATTTCGATCCGACGGAACACTTGATCACCGGCTCCAACACGGTAAGGGTAACCGTGAAGGATAGCACGGGATCGTCACGTTCCCTATCCTATACGATCGAGGTGATATCCATGTCCATATCCTCCTCCATAGACCCGGCGCTCGTCTATTCCGGGGAGATCGTTTATCGCTATACGCCCGTGGGGGCCATCAACAAGACGGTGCATTTCGTACTGGACGGGAAGGAGTTGGGAACGGTGGAGACCAGCGCCTCGAACCGGCAATTGACCTACGTGATCCCTAGGCAGGCGCATGGGGCGCACTTGCTCCAAGTCTACATGACGGCCCTTATCAACGAGGAGCTGATCCGGAGCAATACGCTTACCAACGACCTTATCTGTATCGTGGAGGGGGATAACACGCCTATCGTGGCCTCCTCTTTCGCCCAGACCGCCGCGCGGCAATACGACCGGCTCACGATCCCCTTCGTGGTCTATACGCCGGACTCCTCGCTATCGGAGGTTACGCTATCGGCCAACAACGCCACGGTATCCACACAGAGCGTAGACCGCACCTTGCACGAGTGGAATTACCGTATTCCCCAGTCGGGAGATCTCTCCCTGAAGATATCCAGTGGGTCGGCCTCCCGGACCTTTACGCTCGCCGTATCCCCCGCCGAGGTGATCGTGGAGCCGGAGAAGGCGAACCTGCAACTCTGGCTGACCTCGCAGAACCGGAGTAACAACGACAATAACCGTAACGAGTGGAAATACGGGGATATATCCGCAGATCTGACCGGCTTCAACTTCAAGACGAACGGCTGGATCTCGGAACGGGATAGCACCTCCCTCCGTGTGTCGGGTGACGCTCGTGTGCGTATCCCGCTGAAGATATTCAAGGATGACTTCCGGGCCACGGGTAAGACCATCGAGTTCGAGTTCTCCACCCGCGACGTGACCGATTACGAGGCTATCGCTATCGAGTGCGTGAACGGGGGGATCGGCCTTCAGATATCTTCCCAGAAAGCGGTGTTCTCGTCCGAGCAGACCACGATCGACACCCGGTTCAAGGAGGAGGAGAGGGTTCGCATCTCCTTCGTGGTTGAGAAACGCACGCTAAACCGTTTGATATACATCTATATCAACGGCATCATGTCCGGGGCGGCGCAATATCCGTCGGAGGATAATTTCCAGCAGAAGGTTCCGCAGGATATCATGATCGGTAGCGAGGGCTGTACGATCGACCTGTATAACATCCGTGTCTACGATAACGACTTGAACCAATACCAGATGCTCGATAACTTCATAGGCGATCTGGACGATTACGACAAGGCGCTGGCTATCTACAACCGGAACCAAGTATATAATGATTATGGGGATATCACCTATCAAAAGGTGTTGGAGCGATTGCCTTGCTTGATCTTCGAGGGGCCGTTGCCTACTTATAAAGGCGATAAGAAAACAAACAAGGTCTATTTTACGGACTTGCAAGAACCCGGGCGATCTTTCTCTTGCGAGAACGTCCAGAATGACGTGCAAGGTACCTCCTCCCAATATTATCCGAGGAAGAACTTCAAGTTCAAGTTCAAGGCAGACATTACCTACACGGAGAGCGGAAGGACATCGCCCACATACGCGCTACGGGCGAATAGCATTCCCGTAAACGCCTTCTGTGTCAAGGCTGATTTCGCCGAGTCTTCCGGTACGCACAACACGGGTATGGCCAAAGTCATCAATTCCCTATTGATAGAGATGGGGCTTACCACCCCGCCCCAAAAGACGAACAAGGAGGTCCGCACCACGGTAGACGGCTATCCGATAGCCATCTTCCACCGTGAGACGGCAAGTGATACGCTGGAGTTCGTGGGTAAATATAATTTCAATAACGACAAGTCCACCGCCGAGACCTTTGGGTTTTCTGATGGTGATGAGAGCTGGGAATTCTCGAACAACACCTCCGATCGTTGCCTCTTCAAGTCCGCCGATTTCTCCGGGACGGACTGGATGAACGACTTCGAGTCCCGCTATCCGGACGATGACGCTATCAACGCCGAGTACGAGGCGGGCACCCGCAAGCCGGAGAAGCTCATGGCCGTTACCTCATGGGTCGTATCTACCAAGGATAACTTGGAGAAATTCAAGAACGAGGTTCGAAATCATTTCAACCTCGATAACCTGATCGCCTACTACCTCATCACCGAGTTGTTCGGTATGGTGGACCAGCGGGCGAAGAACATGTTCCTTACCTATTTCCACGAGGAGGGGAAATGGATCTTCATCTTTTACGACAACGATACCTGTTTCGGTCTGAATAACGAAGGCTTGATCGCTTTCGGATACAATATAGAGTATCACGACAAGATAGGCACGCTAAACGTCTGGAACGGTGAGAGTAGCGTGCTGTGGAACAACCTAGAGAAATGTTTCCCGGCTGAGATCGAGGCGATGTACAAGGATATCCGTACCCGTGGATTGCTCTCGTACGACTTGATCATGTCCGTGTTGAACGGCGAGCAATCGGACAAATGGTGCGAGGCGATCTACAACGCCGACGGTCGTTTCAAGTATATCGACCCGCTGATAGAGGAGGGCAACGGGTCTTACCTGTACGCCGCCCAAGGCTCCCGTATCGAGAACCGTAAGTGGTGGACGTATAACCGCTTCCTTTATATAGACAGTAAGTATACGGCGGGCAGTTTCCTCTCGGATTTCGCGACCTTGCGTCTCTATACGCCCCGGGAATGGACGGGCGTGTCCCCGTCGGCCAACATGACGATCATCCCGTACGCCGATCAGTATACCCGTGTAAAGTACGGTTCCTACATGGTGGGGCAACGTACCTACAAGGACGTGCCGGTATTGATCGAGGCCCCCGACATCGTGTTTAATGACACCGAGACGATCATCTATGGGGCGAGCCGGGTAAAGTCACTGGGGGATATGTCCGGGCTGTACGCCGGTACGATCGACGTGTCCAAGGCTACCCGCCTCTCTGAGTTGTTGATCGGTAGCGGCGTGTCGGGCTATCAGAACACGAACCTTACCGTGCTCTCGATCGGAACGAATAACATGCTCCGCAAGCTGGACATCCGTAACTGCCCGAACTTGAGGCAGGCGGTGGATATCTCCGGATGCGAGAACATGGAGGAGGTCTACGCCCAAGGCACGTCTATCACCTCCGTGGTGTTGCCTGCCGCCGGTATCCTCTCCAAGCTGTATCTCCCGGCTACCCTCACGGGCTTAACCCTCCGTGACCAATCCAAGCTTACGGACGCTTATTTCGAAATAGCGGGGGTGGAGAGGCTTACGACGATCGTTTGCGAGAATACGGGAATAAACGTGTTCTATCTCATATCCCGCTGTCTGGGCATCAAGAACCCGGTGTTGAACCGTGTGCGTCTTATCGACATCAACGCCTCCGCCCCGAACCTGAACGACCTTTACAAGTTAATAAAGATCGGCGGTATCGACGAGAACGGCAATAACGTACAGACCGCCGTCATAACGGGCAAATTCCACGCCATATCCGCTACCAGCGATAAGCTAGCCAAGTGCCGGGCGGCTTTTCCGGAGCTGGAGATTACCTATACGACCCTCTTGCCGCCGACTATCACGACATTCGTGTTCCGATCCTCCCAATCCAAGACGATTACCAACGCCGTGTTCGAATGCGGGGATTATGAGTACGAGAAGGTGAACGAGTACACCTACAAGGTGACGGCGGACGATGATTCCGTGATCCCCATCGTTTTCAAGTGCGACAACCACAAGGATTTCACCGCCGATTATCTCGTGTCCGGAACCCGTACGCAGGACTATACGATCACATACATCCCCTTGCGTACCATCAGGGTAAAGGTCTACGGCCAATCCGTCTATCTATCCGGAGCCATGATCACCACCGATACCAAGAGCTACACGACCGACGCGAACGGATACGTCTATATCCGTGGCGGCGAGGCGATGAAAGGTACCGTATCAGCGTTGGGCTACGGAAGCAACACGTTTGATTTTCCAGCTATCACGAATGACACGAGCCATACGCTGGAGGTGTATGCGGTGGTGGATGTGAAGTTTGTGGTGAAGGGGCAGTTCGGGGCGATCGTTACGGGGGCTACCGTGACTTGTGATGGCAAGTCGAAGGAGACCAACCTTTACGGCGAGTGTATCCTGCAACTGGCGAAGGGCTCGTACGATTACGAGGTGACCCATCCGGATCATTACGATACCAAGGGAACGGTGAACGTAGGCACGTCAGCCATGAGCGTGAACGTGAAGATGGACATCAACCCTATAGCCATGAAGCCCGAGGAGAACGGCAACATACAGATGATGCTAACGGGGCCCTCCTGCTCGATAAGCGTCAACTCCCCTACGGCGAATTACGTAATAGACTGGGGCGACGGCATGACGGAAAACGCCTCGGGAACGGGATCTAAGTCCTATAGCCATACCTATGGGGATAGCGGGCTTTATCAAGTGGAGATAAGGAATTGCGGGGATGTCACGCGCTGCATGGCCTCTACCTCTTGCTTGGTGGCATATTGGAGCATTGGGGAGAGTAAGGTTTCTAACATTTCTTTTAGAAGTTACTCCAAGCTGATTTTCTTTGGAAAGGACATGTTTAAGAATGATACGAATAGAACTTCTTTTGACTACGTGTTTTATAATTGCACCAGTCTCACCTCGATAGACTTGACCCCTCTGGCATCGTTGGTGAACGTTATGTATTGTTCCGATTTTCTGAGATCATGCTCCGGTCTCACATCGGTTGACTTGACCCCTCTTGCGTCGTGGGTGAACGTTACGATTTGTAGCTACTTGCTGCAAAGCTGTACCAGCCTTACCTCTGTAGACTTGACCCCTCTTGCGTCGTGGGTGAACGTTACAAGTAACTTCTCCTTGATCAGTTCTTGCCCCGGGTTGTTTTTCGTTAGCGTATTATCTTCCATCCCCTTCCCCCTCTCCAGCGGAGCCTTGACGAACGGCAACGACTGTCCGATCTACGTTCCGGATGATGCCGTGGATACTTATAAGACGGCTACGAACTGGTCCGCTTATGCATCGAGAATCAAACCCATATCAGAAAAAACGGAGTCATGAGAACAGACGAATCGAACAACAAGCATCTGATAGCGGAGGACGGCAAGGTCTTCCGCCGTATCAGTGACGGATGGATAGCCGGACCGGAAATCTATCTAGGCAAGACCTATCACCTAGGCGGCGAGAGGCTGGATACCCCCTTGGAAGAACTCCCCGGGCACTATGAGGAGATCGACGATCCGGTAGCCGCCGAGACCGTATTGCTTGACGAGGATACCGACATGGAGGAAGCGGTGAGGCCAATGATAGCCGCCGATGCCTCCCCCGAACCTCCCGACGATCTTCCCCCGGAACCCCCAAGGGTGACACTGGCCGATTATCGTGCCTTGGAGAGGAAAGTAGAGATGATGATGAGATTATTAGGAATGTAATCTATTAACAACGACCAGATCATATTTTCATTAAAATCCCGTATCAAAGTCCGTCAACAAAGGATTCGCCTCCTTCAAATCATGTGGCGTATATATATCCGTTATTGATATTGAGGAATGCCTAGCTTGATCACGTACAGACAGAGCATCCACATTTTGGCGAAGCATCATTGTAACTCCGGAATCTTTTAGGGAATAGAACTTATAATCCTTCGAAAACTTTAAATCTCTCATAACATGGGATAACCAATAATCCCTAAACTGTTTCTCGGTTCTTCCACTCTCTCCTGGTTTGAAAGAATCTGAGAAAAGATAATAATTCATCGGATATTGGTAGATTTTCAAATCTATCATCAATTGAATAACCTTTTTATTCAATGTAACCACCGCATCTTTTCGGTTCTTCGATATATCACCACTAACTAAAATCGTTTGATTCTTAAACGATATATCCCTTATTTTCAGCATTGACATCTCTTTAGGGCGAATAAGGCAATAATATTCAATGTAACAGGCTAGCAAGAAATGTTTATTATCCCCCATCAAGTAGTTCCGTAAGCGCTCAAGATCTTTTATAGACAAGACTGTCCTGTTTTTTTGATAATGCCGCTTTCCTAAAATTTGCAAACCTTCGGCCATATTCGTTTTGTGATATCCAGAGCGTACTAGGAATTTACAAAATACACTCAAAACCCTTATGTAGTTATCATGAGTTTTGGCCGTATTGCCGCGATCAATGTATATATGATCCAAAAACTCTTGCAAAAAGCGCTGATCAATTTGGTAAATATACGTAGCCGACTGTTTCAACGACTCATTGTATTTCTTGAGATTCCTAATCTTTGATTGATATTCCACATAAGTAGCTTCTCGGATAATGTCATCGTCCAAATATTTTTTCTGTATCCGAAAGAAATGTTCTATGGCATCATCAATAAATACATAAGATAATGCTGATTCCCGCTCAATCCATGGGTTCCAACCTCTTCGAAGTTGTTCCGAAAGACGATTGATCAAATCTTTTGCATAGATCCTCCTCTCTCCTATTTTCGAAATATGATTAAGCTTGATTTTTTTTCGGCGCATCTTTCCCTTTGCTGGATCGAAGGCCATAAATCCGATATACCATTCCACACCGACATATAATTGAGGCGGAGTATAAGCTACGATGCTCAAAACACTCGAACTTTGTTTCCTTTTAGGCAT